GATGCTTCTTCCGAGGTATTTTGGTTGGCTTGCCCATGGCACTCCGCCCGTGGTCAACGTCCATGACGCCGAAAGAGCCATCGCGCGGTTGTCGAGCCATGCTCAGGCGCGCACGCGAGGCTGATGAATATACTGATACCAGAAAATGCATCAGAAGTCAAGATGTATCTGCCCAGAGGTTTAAGGAACCTTATGCTCGCGCAGTATGGTTAAGCGTCTGAGGGAGATCGTAAACCGAGCCCAATAACCTTGAAATGGCCCAAGTGGGCGGAAGGACATAACTTGAGAGACTTGCGACTTTGGCTTTTCTTGACATTGTACCCTCTAAGTTACTATACTTTCTTATTCTTTCTTTAGAGAGAGAGAGAAGAGATACTTATATACTGGTTTTATACTGAGCAGTAAAATTATTAAAACGCTAGCAACTCAGAAGGCTCCTATGAAAGCTATGAATGTATCTCCTTGAACAACAAATCTAGCAAAATCAAATACATATTCGGTACAACTTAAAGAAAAGCCAAAGTCGCAAGTCTCTCTCAGACTCTCTTTTCTGGGCTTTTCGCCCAATATTACCGGAAACAACCCTGCGAATCGTTACCTTTTGGTAATAAAAAGGATGCGCCTCGCTGTACCGGTGGACGCAGCAAGAGCCATTTTGCCTCACCCAGCTTATGACAACAGACCCGTGCCACAATCACTCCTTGGTCACCAATCAGCCCATCCAACCCCTCAACGCCGTCATCTGCATCGTCATGACACTGATGGCAACACGGCCCATGTATATCTCGGCAACGGATCATAACGTCTTTCACCCTCGTTTGTTATGCAGCAAAGAACCGGGCCACCTCGAACATAAAGATCCCGCACAGGGCAATAATCATCGCCCACTCGATTGTAGTTGCTCCGCTGTTTCCCATGCTTAAAACTCCTCGGTTTGAATGATAGTGTCCATCTTCGACCCTCGTTTACGTTGTTTTAGCATCGCCCATCCGGTCGCGAACCACGCCACGCAAGAATTCGAGGCGCTTTTGATATTCGACCAAGTGCTTTTGCGCCTTTTCGATCTCGCTTTCAGCATTGTCAATTGCGACCTGGACTTCATAGATCGCAAACAGGGGATTGCGGACTTCATCTTCGGACAGTTGCTCCCACCACGGCTGGCTCATATATCTATCCAATCCAATCATGACTTTATCCTCTTGAGGGCTTTGTGTCGCCGCACCTGTGCGGTCGATCTATTGTTACGTCTCAATCTGAATTCCACGCGGTTGTAATCGTCAGTGACACGAAACTGCATTTCGTGGACAAGGCCGCAATCACAGCAACTCATTTTATACCCGTTCATAACGGGGTAGACCCATCTACTCCAACCCTCTGGGTGAATTTCTTCCTCTTGTCTGATCCTCGCCATGTCAAATTTCCGCTTTGATACATTGTTCCAACTTCCCTACCCGTTCCTGTAGCGCCTGGCAGGCCGACCAAATGGTAAGTACCTTTGATGGCAGGCTTGCCGCTACGGGCTCCGCGGTTCTCGATCACATGCCCCGCATAGCGCAGTTGTGTGATGGCGAGCCTGATGATGGGTTGCCGTATTTGCAAGGCCTTTGATAAAGCGACCACGGTCATTGGCTGCAAGCGCAATTCATCCCGTACACGGAATATGGCATCGGCATCCCTCATTTCAGCGAGGAGCGATGGGTATATAAAGGAATTGGTCATGACGGCATCCCTATCCTTGCCATACCAGCAGCGTGAACGAAATCAGGGTGCATATCAGCCCTTTCGCATATAACCCTAAAATCCCGTCCGGCGCGTTCAAACCACGTGCGTGCATCGTTCCTAATGCGCTCCTTGTTGATATCGACTGTGCCATCCTTCTCCAGAATATTCATGGTAACGTCATCGTACGCTCTTTTGATGACCTCCAGCCATAGCCGGCGCTCCGACTTGAGTGTTGGTGGCGATTGAGCATCATCGTTATCCAACTCCATGCTCAACTCATTTCGTTTCCGGATAAGGCTGGCAATCTCATCCTGGTCACAAGCTGACAGGGGCGGACCGTCGCCGCCTCCTAGTGCTTGGATACGCGCGATCTTTTGATCGAGATCAAGCCGCATTGCCTCTTCCCTAATCATGGTCTTCCCTCCGTGTCGAGTCGGTCCTCGCGGATGGCCGCGGCGATATGCCTACAGACTCGTTCATCTGATAACGTGTCAAGTGGCTTGGAGTATGTATCGGCTAATGCCATAGTCATGATGCGCTCCGCCAAATCCTCCGGTGTCTCACGCGGCGCAGGTAGCTTAGACGCATTCCGTGCGATCAGATGCTCACGCTTCGCTCGTTGCATCCATTTTCCCTTTTCCCGGAGCCTATTGATCATCGACGTTGATGGGACAGATGCTTCACACAAGGCTTGAGCTTCATCCAGGACTGAGGCGATGGAATCGGCCAAGTGGCAAGTTGTCTTGTAACGATAAAGGATTGCACCGGCGTCCCCCATCAACCCGCGCACATATTTGTCCGATTGTCCGAACACAGACTCCTCGGCCAAGTTGGCAATGAGCAGGTCTAAATCATCGAGTTTCATGTTGTCCTCTTTCGTTCACTCGGTGGCCGCGGGCCGGATTCGAACCGGCTCTGGGACTTCAGCAGTGAGGCGCAGTCCCGCCGTGTATCAGGCCTCGCCGTGACAGTATGACCAGACCATCCTATCGTTTGTTGCAAGCGCTGCACCCTTTAAGCCTAGCGCCAACGAATAGGCCAGTAACCCGACAGTAACCCTCGCGACCCTCACACTTCCGAGCGTGTCCCCACCACGCCGCCGCGTCCATAAAATTGCGCCAGTACCTTCATGCTCTCAGGGCCCGTCGGCCCCAACGACCCCTATGTGGGGATCGATCGATTCGCATGTCCCCGCGCTGACGCGGACCACGGGGAAGGGTTCCACTTTATCCGATGGATGCCTCCGACAATTCATCTGACCTATCGCGGATTTCACCTTCAGGCGTAACCTCGGAGCCATTGACCTCGTCCGCCGGCACCTCGGTAAACTCCGCGTCGATGGTATCCTTGGCCGATGCAGCCTTGGCCTGCGGCTGCCGATGTATTGACGGGAAGGCCTCCTGGTGCGCCACACGGGGGGCAGCCACAAAGCAAAGCCCTTCGCCGCGGCGGTACAAGTATCCACCCTCAACTTTCATGCGGTATGTGGAATGGGTGTAGTCATCGCCCTCGTCCACTTCTTCCCATTTATTCATGATACTTCCCTCTATTTCGAGCATCATCCGGCTGATACAGCGGCGACAATAATTCCCAACGCGACCGAAATTGGTATTCCTGCGCCTCCGATCATCCAGACCAAGAATGCGGCGGTTTCACCAAATCGATCCTCAACCGCGTTGTGCAATTTCCAGACGAGGCCCACGTAGCCCATGAACCCGGAAAATCCGAGAAAGGCCATAAGTGCTACTCCCCAATCCATCATCTCGCCCTCTATTTCGGACTCGGCTGCTTCGGCAACGGTGGGTCAAATCTCGGTTCCCAGTTCAATGTCGGCCTCCAAATTCCACGCTTCTATCATAACAAAATTTACGAGCCCCGTCAAGCACAATGCTCGTTATCGTTCACGCTTGACCTGATACAGATGACCACCCGACTCCATTCGGTTCCTATAGTCATGGTCTCCCCGTTTACGCCACCGACGATCCGCCAAAAGAGCACCGACCCACAGACCTCCAACAAGAGCATAGGCCGCTACAATCCAGGCAATTTGTGCTTCCGTCATAGTCATAGCCTCAGCCCCTTCCAACTTTCGTCTCCGTCGATGGTCATTTTGAATAATTGACGCGCTGCCGTATGGTAGATTACTATTCCCTCGGGAGCCATGAACCCTGGTGATGCCAAAGAGCCGGTATCCTTTAGATCGTAAAGGGTTTTATGGATGGCCTCGGTTTCAAACAGGCCTTCATAGAGGACTGGTACAACATAGCAATGCTTTAGCTGTTCGTCCTCTGCCCATTGGCTGGTGTTGAAAAGGGAAAACCTCTTTTCCAAACCATACCCACGCTGGATTCCAGATCCCCACCATTCGCCAAAGTGAGTCCCGTAGCCAAGTTCAAGGACCAATGCTTCCGCATGAGCATGCACCCAACGAGCAAAGCCAAAATTGTCTCCGGCTCCTTTGGGCGTGAGAAATCTCTTACGGCTTGCCGCCACTACGGCAAATTCATATATACCGTAGCTAACTATGAGAGCCTCCGCAGGAACCTCCCCCTGGGCATCAAGAATCCAAATACTGGCATTGGTCCCATCGATCTTCTCCGTGATAATGCACTCACGCGAAAGACGAGGTATTTTAGGGAATGGTTCAAAAGTAATCATCATTGCCTCGTATGCCATTCGATGGCGTGGCACATAGATACAATACCCCACGCGATCATCAAGTTAGTTGTCAGGGTTTCGGATATGGAGAGCCCTGCCCAAGCGATCAGCGTTATAATGATGGCGCAGATGACGGCCAGACTTGCGGCGAACTTGGATGGCGGATAATCCTGCATCATAGAAGCCTGTCCTGAAACCTGTATGCCGTAGTCAAGGCATCGACGACGGTTGCTGGTAGCACTTTACGATTGGCAATTTGGCCATGGTAAAAGGTTGGTTGTGCATCGACGCCGGCACTATCGATATATCTTTGCATTAGCGCATGTGCATCATCGAAATGGAGGTGGATGATTTCCTTTCGCTCTACATACCCAGACTGTTTGATAGCGCGCTCTACATTGGAGGTTTCCGGTCCAATATCCCACGCTAAGAGCGGCCCAAAATAGATGGCGCTGTTCTTGAAATTGTAAGTGGCCCAACGCTTGAAGACGTTTTGAGCCTTGCCAAACACATACCCATCTTGGATCAGACTGCCGGGGTAGTCAATCCATGCGGCCATGTAAAGCCACCGCTGGGCCTTAATGGATTTATCGGCCACAAAGAGTCCCCGTCGCCGCTTCGTGTTTGACCATTCCTCTGTGAAATCGATGCAGCGTGCTCGCCAAATAGGCCAAAGCTTCTTGGCCAAGGCCTCATCGCCTTCGTCCATGGCGTCCTTATAGTCTTTTGCCACTAGATTGGTCAAGCCATAAAACAATTCGCGACGGCGGCGCCTGTCAAATTCGAAGTACACCTTGCCAAAATTGTTACGCCTAATATCTGTGACTAGTTCATTGAACAGTCCTTCCCAGTGTCTGCAAAACAGGCACCGAGGATTGTGTTTATGATTCGTCCCAAACATTGCAAGCGGCAACCAACGATGGCACGCCGGATAGTTAGGGTCATGGCTTGTGCATTCCTTGCGCGTGTCGTTGAGCGGCAATGTCTCCGGATCTATAAGGCGGTCCATGTTAATCTGTTGCATATCCATTACAATCGCTCCCATTGCTCACGTTAGTTTTAATCTTTGTAGAAGCCCGGTCTTGCAGCGTGGTCCGTGACAGGGATCACTTGGGGCAATTTACCTGTGCTCCAAGTCAAACCTTTGTCCCCGGCCTTTTTGCAGCCACGCAATAGGCACCGCCGCAGATAACAACGTCCACCTTCACTATGTATGCAAGGTATTGGCTCAGTCATTGTCAAAGACCCCCAGATCCGTGATCTCGGTAATGATGTATGAACAATCCCTGCCCCACCACGTGATTTGGATCGGCGGCGCGCTACAGTCTGCATCCTCGTCGAGCACGGTCAACTGATCCACGATCCACTCTGGGCAACCGATACCAGCCGCCAGCAGACACTTTTGCAGCCACAACTCAACAGCGGCTTGTCCTTGCTTGATGATCGTGTGATTGTTATCACTACCATCGTGCCAATGACAAAGGTAATAGTTCATCAGGTATGCGCGCCCTTGTTCGGTCAGTTCAAATGTATCTTGCTCCCTGGGGTTAGCTGGATTGGTCATGGTGCCCCTCCCTGAGCCCTCTTAAGGACGGTGCGGATTTTTGCTAACATGATTTGAAAATCACCGTCTGGACCTTGAGCGTTTACCCAGATTACAGGACGGCCTTCTGGCGTTATCTTTTCTTCACTACCCTCCTGAAAACCCAAAATATCTTCGGCATGTTCAAGCACCTCCACCAATTCCTTGTTGATGGCCTCGGCGACTCGGGCACGCCGGAGAAGTTGTACTGTTTTCGAAAGTTCATCACGCCAGCCTGGGATAAATTCGTCCAATTCTTCTGTGCCAAATCCGCCACGACAATTCTTCTTCTCAAGATCGACCAATGCAGGCTGCGGACCATATTTCTTGCAGTACATGTCATAGGCGCGTAGGTGCATCGACCACGGAATACCCGCGCTATAACCTTGCACAGGAGCATGTTTGTCGACCTCAAGCTCCAACACTCGCTCCCACAGCGCTTCGACGACGGCGATGAGCCGGTCAATATCTATAATGGAAAGTTGGCCATCGAATAGCTTCCGGTGTGCTTCGATCTCTTCTAACAAGTCGATATTGGTGGCGGTCATGACGGCTCTCCATATTTGGCTAGAACGGCACGGAGCATACCAGCCCCAACCATATCAGATCTGCCAGCCGGCGTATCTTCATAATATTCGATAGTTTTTAATGCTACTTTCGCCGCCCACACCAACTCTTTGTTGAGGGTATTGGCTCCGTCCAAGGCATAGTCATACATCGCAACCGGCGTGTGCCCATTATAACCACTGTGCTGTTTCACGTAATCCCCACACATGCATGTAGACTTAGCATGGCATTGCTCGACTTCTAGCCGGGCCGTTTCCACCCGCTCCCGCAGCGCCTCGATGGCAGTGATGGCCTCCTTGAGAAGATCATGGTTGTGGCCGACCTTCTCCCATTGTCGCCAATCGTTCAATCGCCCTATTAGATAGGGCAATGCGTTCAATGCTTCTTGCGCGTTTTCCATGTTAAACAATTCCTCCTTTATGTCGCCGGCCAAAATACGTCTCCGGTCTTGTTCTCTTGATCGCCAGGGCAACCACATTTCATGCAATACACGGCCGTCTGGCTCTCGTTATGAGCCTGCGAATCGATCTCTGCGCGCCATTTATGATCGCAGTTATACCAATCATGCATTCATTCATTCCCTCCTAGTCGAGCATCCCCATTGAGGGGAAATCGTGCCCTTGATGCAGCTCGCAGCTCCATTTCACGAAATAAGCCCCATGCGATTCATGGTATGGCTGTTCCTCTGGGCACTTGCACCCCAATTCCTTAGCCCGAGGGGCCCCGGGACGGATCGCGTTCCACTCTTCATCGGTCATGGCTTGCCTTGTTTTACGAGCGCATAAGCTAAATAGGCTGGGTAGCCGCCCTCTATCATCATCACCATTTCGTCCACTTCCTCTTGCGTGGCCGTGTCGGCTTCCGCGAGCAGTGTTTTGAAATGGTAAGAAATACTGCCGTCAGGATTGTAAAATGTGAATTCGGCATAATCAGATTCACTCATCGCTCACCTCCTGGCGGGCCTTGAGGGCGAGGCGGAACGAATCGATCCGCTTAAGATGTTTGGCGCAATCGTCCATCCATGATTGGTTGTGGCCCTTCATTATCTCGATTCCACGCTCGGCATCGCCCAGCTTCCTTCGTAAATCCTCGATTTCCTTTGCGGCCTTCTCCATCATCTCCGCGTTACCGCTGGTATCATCCAGGCTTCGCAGGTAAGCGGCCTCTGCATGCAGGTATTCCTGCGGTGTCTGGGCGTATGGCAATCCCCGAATTATACAGGTGTTGCAAACATCAGGTAGAGTATCTTCAACATCCAATTCCTCGCCACAATGACGACAATAATCTATTGGTTCTGGCTCCGGTCTTCCTTCAATCGCGGCAAGTCGTGATTGCCAGTGATTGTCTTTTGGCTTGTAGCTAGCCATCACACCAATCTCCCAGGGCTTCCCGCTAGGCCGCAGTAACCGCGCTCAGGATTGCCCGTATCAACGGCGCGGGTCGCCATTTCGCCCAAGCGCCTCGACCTGCCCTTGCACGCGACACAAAGTTTCCACGTCAACATCGTTGACCTGTCCGGCTTTGATGTCCTGGATGACACCCTCAAGGTTGTCATATGGATCATCCGGATCGTCTGTTACGGTGTGTTTCTCTCCGGTCATGACGGCTCCCCCGCGAACCTAATGTAAATCTCGCTATCCCGCGTTCACTCGTGCGGTCATTCGTGGCCGTCCAGCAACATGCAAGTCTGGTCGCGCCCATCTTCGGTGCAGGGGCCGTCTTCCCAGCAATGCACGATGCGCTTTTTCTCGTTCATGACGGCTCCCCCAATGCTGCTCGCGTATTCCATGCCTTGGCAGCGCCTTCCTTTTCCTCGTGATGATGAGTTCTGGCATTCATTGGACAGTCATCAAATCGTCGCTCACACTCAAAACGATGGGCCTTGGGTAAGCTCTCATCCCATTCAAACTTCAGCGTGTGAACGGCTTTACCACCGCAGAATGGACAGGGCTTCAGATCAGTCATGACAGCTCCCCTGGTGGTGGGGTTAGGTCAAACCATTCGCTAAACATGAAGGCCACGCCAGCCTCTTTGTGTTCCTGCTTGGGCTCGAAACTGCCGAGACAAGCCTTGATTGCTCGCATAGTTTTGATCTGGTCAACGCCTTCTTTGGGAGTTAGGCCGAAGTCGGATAGCCGCCCACCTTGAAAGAACAGCTTTGAGACGATTCTGTTGAACGGCGTTCCGTTAAGGTGCTTGAACTCCTCCGGAATATCATCCCACGCAGGCAAAGGAGGATGCGCCGGAAACGCCATATCGACATCGGTAACTTCGGGAATTGGTAGTTTGCTCATATCCTCACCTCGTCAGCGGCAGCGGCGGGCGGTTCAAACATGTTGTTCTGATAGACTGCAAAGAGCCCGATCCATCGTGTCCAGCCGGTCGCTCAGGCTTTCAAGCGCCCGTGATAATTCCTGCCCCCCATCTGACAGCGGGGGTTGCGCCCGCATGATGTAATGCCGCAGCACGTCGAAAGAATCGTTCGGTTGAATTGCCATTCCATCTCCTCCTCGGGGGCGTGTCAGTTGATTCTCCAAAACTGCTCCAAACTCTCAAAGCCCAGCAGGTAGGCGGCGGTCATGACGTTTCTTTCTTCCGCCACGTATCCGGATAGGCTCGCAAACAGATGCGCTCTGTTTTCTCCAAGTTCCACGATAAGGCGACGGCTAAATAACACTTGATATCATCTGGTCCCCAGCGAGAGAGTGCGAACACCCCCACGCCCCAGACCATCAGGAGGCAAACCGCAACTCTCATAGGCCATTTGTTCTTTCGTTCGGCCACGGTCATGACGGCTCCCCCAGAGCCACCAGCCCCGCTTTCGTAATACAGTACCCAGCCCCAGCCATATCACCGTCCTCTGTGCAAAGACCCCGGAAATATTCCGCCAGGCCCTTTCGAGCAAGCGCCCTCACATGACGCCGAACAGTTTTGCGGTCATAGCCCGTGTAATCCTGTATCGGCCGGAACGGAGAGCATCGCTCACCATCGGGGTAAGTCAATGTTTCCAGGGCTCCCAGACATATTTGCTGACCTTCAATCATTTCTTTCTCCGGTATAGGTTGGCGCTGGCTCAATAGCACGCACGCCAAAGACAAGGGCTGACGTTAATAGGGCAGAGACGAACATCAGCAAAAGCAGCTTGAGCAAAAATAATTTCATGCGGTTTCTCCCTCGTTTATGACGCTTCAATTTTTGGTGGCTCGACCGCCACATATGGCAGCCCTTTTTCGGCAGCCTCTCTGTCCCAATCCCGGTACATCGCCAGATAGCCAGCCATCGCCGGAATCGAACCGAAGCGGTCATTGACGAAGCCGAACGACAGCCAAATTTTCTCGGCGCGCACGAGAGGCACGTCATCGGCTCGATATATGATGGACGGACGCGGCTCGGGCGCCGGTTTTACATCGGCTTTCTTCCGTTTAAACCACATGGCTCATTCCCTCCTGTTTTAAGCATGAATAATTAAGGCTTATGCAGATCGCAGATATTGCCGGCCAACACTTCAAACGGCGGATTGACCGCCTTGCATTCGCCTTCACCAGTAGCGACGGGCGCTTCATGGAAGTGGCAACACGTTTGGCAACATACTGCCCACCGAAAATTAGTCTGACTGCTTTTGGTCATCATTCCCTCCTGTTTTAAGCATGAATAATTATAAATGAGTTAATGTCCAAATGCAACGATTAATGTAATAGGAGGACAGTGAACAATTGCCTCGGGATCGAACCGGGACACCTCCGGCAGGTCGTCTGTCTTGGCCCTTCCGATTATAGCGACTCCCCTGCCCTTACCAGGATCATAGCCGTCAACCTTGGGGCTGCACTTCCCAGGTGCCAAGTTTGCTCACTGTCCTCCTATTGCGTTGGCGTTGACGTAAACGCCCAGGAGCTTGCGCAATGGTCCGGCTGCCCAAGGGCACCGCATGTATAGCTGCAATAAGCATTGTCCGAATGTGGCATAAGGCTCACGAACCACTTACGACAGTTTGCGCATTCACGGCGCCGGGCAGCAAAGGCCAAAATGATTGCACTCATGCGTAGGGTTCTCCCTCTTCATCAACAGTCGGCACTGTGCGCCACTCCGAATCCCCGGTGCCTGCGCGCTCCCACTTCTGTTGCAAAACATGATTGTGGCGTTTAAGTTGCCGACGCAACTCCATCGTAGGCACCCACACATCCTCCGCGGCAAGCAGCTTCGCCGCTTCGACGTCCGTGGCCCAGCACTGCCCACCTTGCCACGCCTCGCATGTGCCGGTTGGATTAAATTTGAGCCACTCCCATGCGTCGTGGCACGTCATGATCCATTCCCATCCCATGCCCTCCAGCAAGTCAATGACGGGCTGGCTCAGTCCACGGAGTTTCTTCGACCTTGACCATTCCTTGCCCTCGCGCAGCGTTATAGCCCGGGCGGGGGTCAATTGGTGTTCACTCATCTTCATACTCCTCGCGCATGCGCTTGTTGTTCGCTACAGCCCCATCCCAGGGCCATGCGGGCGATATAAGGGGCATCCAGCCATTTGGAAGCCCCCGACAAACGGTCTAATGTCACCCTCCAGGCACCACGAGGATCGTATTACCTGACAATGGTAACACAGCCATCGATGGAACCTTATTCGCCATGGACCGTATCTGGAGTGCGCCTTTGCGGCCGTAGTCCGAGTCAAACTTGATATCGACGTATGTATCCACATCAAAGTAAAACCGCACCACGGCGCTATTGCGAATAGCGTCAGCGTCGTGTTGCGTAGCAAATTGATGATCCGCTGCATCGATATAGCCACGCTCATCAATTATAATGGTCCGTTTCATGCTTTGGTTCCTCCTCCACAATCCTCGGCCCGTAGCCGGCTGAACAGGATCAGGTCGACCTCATCCAGGTCCATTGTAGAGATGCGCGTGTCCGTATAGCCCAGGGCGCGCAATGCCCCAATGTCGCGCGGTGAAATCTTCACCCGGTCAGATACGGCACTGGTCATAACACCAATCCCAGTTTAATGTCCTTGACCATGATGCAGCCTTCTTCCTTGGCGGGTTCGGTCTTGGTTATGATGCCATAATGCTGATGCGCTTCGAGGACTGCCATGTTGAAGAGAATGGCCTTGTGACGAATGCTCTTCGCGATTTCGAAGTAGTCCACGTCGACCTTCGCCGTCGGCTTCTCCCAGTCCTCCTTGACGTACGCGCCATCGCGGACCATGGACTCTTTTATCCGGCGCTCTTTACCCGAATATCCACCGCCGGGCAGGTCATCTTCGGTCCAGTCAACATACTTCAGGAACGCCTCGCGAATCTCTGAGTACAGAAATTCACATCCCACCTCGTCCAGTTGGGCAAAGAAGGCCTTGCTTTCCTCGGGTTCGTCGAAGAAGAACTCAACCATGTCATCGATAAGCTTCTGGACCTTGTCGATCATGGTACAGTGATCATACCAGAGTCCGGCCTCATTCCAGTCGTCGGCATTCATTCGGTCGGCGCCGATCACATAGGCCTTCGGCTCTTTATCCAACGGCCCCGGCTCCCCGCGGGCATCGGCTGCCCCTTGCAGTTCCTCCAGGCTTGGAGTGTAATCGGTCTCCGGCTCTTCCACGGGTATGTCCTCGCCGTAGTTTTCCCGATCAACAACTGTGCCTTCGGGCGTTGGATCACTCAGCTCCCTCTCACGCCGCCGGCACTGATCTCCGATCTCGGAACAGGTCAGACTATCGAGATGCGGAACGATCAACTGAGCAGCGTCCCATAAGCCACATTGACCGTTCTCATCCGACTCATTGCCCTCGGTCACGGTTTCGATCATCATATCGACCGCGGCGCATACCTTGGCCTCCCATTGGGCCTGCAGTGTTTCGGCCTCGCACTGTCGGTCGTACGTACGTCCACCTGGCCGGCCCACGCGTTCCTCGGTATCATACTCGGGCAACACTTCCGGGTACATGCGGTCTAGTTCGTCCAGGCGAACCAGACATAAACCGCCGAGGCTCCCCGCTGTTTTGGAGTCCATTTGCTCCACGAGCGTTTTTGCGATGTTGAGCAGTACCTGTTGCTCGGCGTCCTTCATGGCATCGATGGTGCGGTCAAATTCCTCATCGCCCATAATGTTCATGAAGACATCCGTTTCGACCTTGTCGGGATTGCTTGGTAACATCGTCGTCTCCTCAATTGATCGGGTTGCTTACTAGAACGGCCCAAGGACCGTAGTCAACTTGCCCTTCAGCGTGGCGGCGTTGAACGGTTTGACAATGTAGTTGCTGACACCGGCCTCTTTGGCCGCAAGCACGTTCTCGCTTCGGCTTTCAGGCACAATCATGATGAAGGGAGTTTCCTTGAGCCCAGCGGCGGCGCGTACTTCCTTGAGGAATTGGAGGCCGCTCATCGGCTCCATGTTCCAATCGGAAATGACCAAGCCATAGGGCTTGTCGCGCAGCTTCTGGAGCGCCACACTGCCGTTGGTGGTTTCATCCACATTGTTGAAGTCAAGCTGCCAGAGCAAGTTCCGGATGATCCTGAGCATGGTCTTGTAATCGTCCACGATCAGAATCGGCGTACACTTCACATCGTTCATTGGATTCCCTCCTTTATCGAACCATTAATTATCCCACAAATGACAAGAGGCGTCAAGCCTTAACTTGAAATTTAGCCTCCAAAGCCTTCGCCTGTAGGTACCTCAACGCTTGATATAGGGTATGGTATGTGCTCGCTTTCATAACCACGGTGCGAGCAACGAATTCGGTGTCTATTCCATGGGGCTCTCTCTCCGGATGGTTAGTATTCCAGGCAATGCCTTCTGTGATCTCGGCATCATCGATCAGTAGAACCGCCAGCCGATGCGCCAAATCGCGCTTTGTATATGCCGACACTTCCCCATGAGTCGTCCGCATCATGTGCGGTGAGGTTAGGGTAGTTTTGACACTGGCCTCACGGCAATTAGCCAAAGCCCTAAGGCACTCCTCGATAATCAGCATGTTCGCTTTCATCCTGCATCCTCCAGCCTGAGGAAGAACCATTCCTCCCCATCGAAAAAATGAACTTCGTCCGTACGGGCAATTAGTTTTTCGATTACGCTCCAATCCTTGACCTCATCGTAGCGCAGGGCAATGCTCATTGCACCTTGCATCAAACGCGCTAATCGATGCTTAACATTGTAGCCTACATGAGGCCCCAACGCTAATGCCAATTGACGACCAGTCATGCTTTTCTCCATACCCAGAAGGCACGTATGTTTAGGATTGCAGCGCCAAAGTTTGTTGCCACTACCCCGTAAGCCTCGATGGACCAGCCAAACAGTCCCATCAAGACGGCTCCGATTCCGAGTAAAACAGGTGCCCAGAGGGATTTTCGTTCCATTAGGAACAGTCCTGCTAAGATGCCTGCCGCTCCCGCCCATTGAAGAAGGAAATCGATCATGGTTGCACATTTGAAAACTTGGTGTTGCCACTGAGCGCCGCTGCTGCATTGATCTTTGCCTCGGCTACGTCTAACTGCTCCAGTAGCCATACAACTAGATCCGCATGGTCCGGCCACGTAAGGTCGCGGCCCGTAGCGGCTTGCCACCTTTTGATAGCGCGCATGTCGGCTGCCCAACGCATGTCGAAGATTGCTTCGATCTCCACCACACTCTCTCGCAACTCCTCAATCTCTTCAGTCATCATAATCCTCCGGGCCTGCCGGATACACGGTTTCAGCCTTCCCGTCCCATCCCGATACCAATGGAAAGCCTCGCCACTCCCTATGGCCATCGGGTATTGGCGACGTCGGCCGACGCACGGCCGGATCGCCGGGCTGGCACTCGACATACATCTGTTCGAAGCGTGTGCCCTTACGGCCTACGTTGGCACGGATTCGCGTCGTTGGAACCATGATGTTCATTAGGGACCACCTCTAAAGTATGTGGAAGGCGCAGCTTGCGGAGGCTTAGGTGGCCGCGCCCGCTCGGGCGGAGGATTAACAAACTCCGGCGACTTTGGACTCCATAAATCAAAGATAAACCGCATCCTAAATTTTCCCTTGCGGCCCTTACGCTCTGATTCCTTCCGTTTCTCTTGCATCTTTTCAGCTTGCTTATCTGACCACGGTAAGGAAATTGCACGAGGCTGTCCCGGCCCGGCATCGATATAGAGATATATCGCTTCGCCTCGCACCAACTTGAACGATAAGACCACCACGTCGCCGTCCAAGCGTACCGCTGCCCAATGCGGTCGGTGCCAGCCGAGCGTCTCTAGCGATGCCGGGCCGAGCGCGCCAAGGATGACAATGAATCCAAGGACCGCCAAGCCCCGGACTCGTGTCTCCCGTCGCGACCAAATAGTTGCCCACGTATACAGCGCAAACAGTACTGCAACGCCGCAGAAAATGAGAAAGGCCTGTCCCATCATAGATCGTCTCTTACCCCACTTGTATCACGTAATGATTCAAACAAATGACTCATAGATCCAGGAACAAGTTTGCCTTTCCGGTCCAGTTCAAATCGAACCATGGTGATTTCTTCTTTCGATGCAACCAGTTCGGCCTCAGTATAGGTAATCGTCGTCATTGCTCCATTGGGCTTGACCTTAACCGTGACTTCCAATTTGACCAGGACCGGTAAGTACCCGCCGCACTTGTAGCAGTGGACATTGATGATGTATTCACCGGCCGGCACCCCTCGGGTATAGGCGTTTTCATAATTGATGCCAGACAAATCCGATCCAGTGCCAGTATCATCGCGCAACAAATTCCAAAGTTGACCACTCTTGTTTGAATAGCCTACCGGCACAATTTCCTCCGGTCCCCATAACCAAAGGTCAACGTCGATATTGCCGTTCGGCCATACAATGTGGACGATGACATTGCCAGGCGGATTGGATTGATCTTCCATTGCAGGAGGGTTGAGATGCGGAAGCATCCACACTACAAAGACAAAGAACGCCATGACCAAAAGCAACGTGAAATCACGCCATGTTGTGCCACCTGCGTTCATGGGGTATCAACACAGTCCGCAATCATGCACGCCATGGCCGTGCGTAATATACGCTGATTGATCTCGTTCCACATGCTAAAGACTGCACCGACAATGGTTGTATTCAGCGCCACACGCATTCCATCCATCAATGGCCCAATGGCGTCGGAGACTCCGCGGGCACTGCCAAGGCTCACTTCATTAACGCCGGACAATGCATAACTGAATCCGATAATTGTTCCAAGCAACCCGAGCCCCACAAGCCAGCCGCTTACGTCCCGGAGCCACGCCACTTTGGCCCAAGCCTTATCGACGGCCCCTGGCGGCATGTGCCATCCTCCCTCTTTCTTGATGCGATTTAACTCGTATCCCCCGCGGAGTATGCGACGAAAAGTAGTCGCCCAACATGCGACGAACAACAAGGCAATGATTGACGTGATGTAAGTAAAATCGTTCCCGTAGAGCGGTTGAATCCAGCCATGGTCGAATGCCATGACGCCGGCCAGCACTGCAAGTAAATTGACAAGTAGGAAACGGTAAATGAGTAAATTGTTAAGCATGGCTGGTCACTTCAATCAAAAGCATCTTGGCGGCAATATGGCTCGGAGGCTTACGACCTTGGTTGCGAGGCTGACGCACCCATCGCAATGCCCGATTGGCGGCGCGTATGATATCCTCGCGGCGCAGATAGCCTTGAGCATTGCCCTCATCGGTTTTCAGTTGCAGCTTGTGAGTCTGGTTTGCCATGCTAGTCCTTCGGCTCCATGTCGACACGTTTGACTTCAAAAGGCCACGGCCCTTTAGATGGGTCTGAATCATCCAGGGAATATGTGTATTCGCCCCGCGCCGTCATAACCGTCAAAGGGTCGTCATCATGGGACGCTTCCTCGGAGCAGTGCCCGAGCAGCTTGTGCCACGTCCACCCCTTCGCCTTGTGGGCCACAGTCACGTAAGGCTTGTCAGCTATCGGTACATCAAAGGCCTTATGTAAATCGCGCACCATGTCCAGTGTATTGGTCACTTCTTCTCCCTCCAAATAAGCACTAATGAAAGCAGGATCACGAACGGCCACAAAAAGAAAACAAGAAGGTTGGCCAGTTTGCCCATCGGCTGCAACCGCCATCTTCCTTTCGTCCATCTTATACCCTCAATAAATGCAAGGCCGATGGCAAAGTAGCCTAAAATGATCCAATGAATTTCATTAAGCACTATCATCGTCCTTGTGTTTACGTTCTCGTGGGTGCTTTTTAGTTTTGTCCTGCGTTCGTTTCGGTCTGAACCGGGCGTCGGCTAGGGATGCCGCCACCCGGTTCTTAAGGTTGATCTTGACCGGCGATGTTGGATTAAGTGAGGATCTGTTCGATGGTCCGCATTGCGCACCTCCTTGGTTTTTGGTCATCGGAATCATTTCCATTCATCTTATCAATGATAGACTAATGAGACGCAGAAGGCAACCTTAATTTTGCCATTTGACAACGGATGATGGCCTCAGCATTACCGACCGGTAAAAAGCGCCGCAGGTCGGAAGGTATCTTTCGGTTCTCCAGCCGGATTGCATCTTTGACCGGCATGCCACAAAAGTCGATACGGTCATTGATACGTTCGGCTAAAGTCAAAACCATCTGCTCGCCAACGTCGTAGCAGCCTTCATTCTCTCGAATGTTCGGCCACGGGCGCTCATGTAATGGCGGCAAATCAACGGAGAAGCCTTCAGGATTACAGATATCAGCCTCTATCTCAATTGGCCCAAAGCGATTGGACTTGACACCTTGGCCATTGCCGCTGCGAAAATCTGGGAAGCGCAGCCCTCGAATAATGTCATTGATGGAGCATTCATTGATTCCATCAGGATCTGCCATAAATGCAAATTCACATCCATCCTGGACATACACATACGGCCCCAATTCACTCAGGACGCGAGCATCACCAGCATCCTGCGTTTCCAGGCGGACACCTTCCGTGTCCCGAGAGATTTGAACAATGGCACTCATTTCACAAAATCCTCCATCTCATCACCCCACGGGTCCACGGGTCGTCCATGTTCCTCCATGACGCGCGGTGAAATCGTCACTGTGTAGCTGCGGTCATTGACACTCATCAAACGGCTCCATTTGTAGGGGTAAACCCGCGCACTATCCTTCTTCGTCATGGCGGCGTGCGGGTACGGCCCAAGGCTGTCAGCAATCCCAATCAGCAATCCCTCCAAGGCACTGCCCTCCTCGGCGTAGGTCGTGGTCATCTTGCCGGCGAAACCAATCTCCTTGGCCAATGTGCGGAACGGGCCTTTATGCCCATGCTCGCAACCGACAACGGCGTGGATCATTTCATGCAACAGGATATCCAACACCTTGACCGGCTGTGCCTCGGTCGGACTGATGTACATCTGTGTCGTCTCATCAGCACTGGCATTCGGCGACCAGCACTGGCCAATCGCCCGTCGTGAGGCCTTGGGCCAACCGCACGCGGCTTGAAGCTTGACCGGCACCTTGTGACCGTGGCTTGTGAAAAATTCCTTGCCCAAGTGACCGATGGCGTCAACCAACCAGCCCTCGCGCGTAGTGTGGTTTTTGGTGGTCATCGCACCAACTCCAATTCGTCATCAATCACCTCGGCAGGAGGCATTGGGTTGTGGTCATTGAACGCCGGGGCGAAATCTTCACCTTCTACCGCTGGCGCAACACTGCGGCCGAGGCCCCTGCCTCGCCGGAAGATTTCGTCAACTTGGTGAACGGACAAATTATCAAAGTTTCGGATTCGGTATGCCATGGACTCCCTCCTTGGCGGTTAGCTGCGCGGCACAAACATCCAAATTTGCTGTGGCACATGCCGATTGCGCCCTCGGTCATCCACCCAGTGTAGGCTCCACACTCCGTCATATACAACAACCGTAGTCTTGCCGGCGGCGCGGGCCTCTTTGAGCATCTGGGTGATCGGCATTTGCTTGTTCCAGGTGTTGCTAGGCGATCCGGCCCATCTCGTTGGCCACATCGCGCTCGGTGCGGCCGGTGAAGTGTACCCGCACCGGGCCGAAGCGCCATCCGCTTTCCTTCATGTAGGTTACATGATCAACGGGGGTACCGCGATCAAGCATCGGTAGGATTTGATGCCAATGATCCTCGGCAATGCGCAGGAGCGCCATTTTGCCGCGCCGCGCAGTGAATGTCAGGCGAGTCGTTACGTCGCCGACCGTTACCGCAACCTCGTAGGAGGTGCCGTAACGCTGCATCTGGGTCAGGGTGCGAGGGTCTGGCTGGCGGGTCATTGGGCTTGCTCCTGTTCGAGTCCGAGGAAGGAGGCCTAAGCCTCCCATCCCCATGTCCGTGGCGCGTAAGTTTTGCGGCTGACCTTGCCATCATCGCGCCTGGTGAAAACCACCAACGAGTCATCGGCCAGCATGACCAGTGCGCCGCCAATCTGTGCAGCATACTTCCGGGCGGCAGTTGCCCAGGAAACGCTGCGGTATGCAGCCCGTGAGAGGCGGCACCATTCCTGAACCGTAAGGAGGTTCGTGGGCATGGCGCGGGGGTCGAAGAACGTGAAGGTCGGGGTCATGGCAAGCTCCTTTGCCTGGGGGTTAAGGGATGTAGCTGTGCTTGTCATGATGTATATATAGCGATTGGAAGTGGCCCCGTCAAGAACTTTCTTCAAGAAAAGCCAACTTTTTTGTTCCCCTCATGTTCCAGGTTGGTGGGAGGGTATGGACTTGAACCACTCCCCCGAAGGGCACGGTTTTACAGACCGCGTGCTAAAAAACCCCCAGCTTTACCCTCCCTCCGACCTTGGCCCTAGTCACTTAGCGGTGGTTGCCTTTTTAATAGCGGCGGTTGTGATTTGCCAGATCAGACCACCGATATGTGCAGCAGCATCTTCGGGGCAGGGGTTGTCACCATTGGCCTCGTAATCAATACCGCTTGGCAGGTCTTGGATCATTTCGCTGACTGACTGCATTGCGGTTAGCAAATCGGCAACAGTTTTCTGGGATTTTGTCATAGCTAAAATACTCGCACCGCGACCGGCTCATTAGACCTTTTGGCCCAGGGGGATTTGCTCCATGTTGCGCCAGCCCTCGCCGGTGGCGGTTAGGCAACTCATGCCTTGGGGCGACGTGATGATGATGCTCCAGGTGCCGCTCTTGCTATTGGTCAGAACCTCCAACAGGGCACCACCGCTGGTGACGCCGGCCGCGACAGGCGTCTCGCTGTACTTCTTGGCCAGCAACTCCAGAACCTTGTCGCGATCATCGCATGGTAAAGATTGGGCCATTGCAGCCGTGGACACGAGGCTCACGGTCAAGGCTGCTATCAGGACGATCAACTTACGCATCGAAAATCTCCTTTACCGTAACGCGGGTTATCAGTCCTCCTCAACATGCAACGTGTCGTTATAGGCGACACAGAAGCTCATGCCAAAGCCTGCATCCACTTCCGGGCAATACACCCAAGGATTCATCTCAGGCCATTTCACATACTTGACCCGGCACATTTTACCGTGGGCTTCGATGTACGTCCGATGGCCAAGGTCGTTATTGCCTTGGTCGATGAATTCTTTGACGGTAATTTTACGGGTCATTGGAACGATTCCCCTCGCCAATGATCTGGGCCACGGGCCACGTGGACGTTACGGCGCCCCTGTCTATGCTCCTTGTCTCGTTGCCTTTTAGCGAAAAGCTTGGAATCGAAAAACTTTGGTTTGCCTTTGGTACTGGTGAGTACCTTGAAAAGCTGCAAGGTCATCATCTGCATTCCTCCTGGTTACTCATCATCAAAACTCCAAATATCGACGACCAACTTTGGCTACCTGACGCACTTTAATCAAGTGCTTGAGCGCGCCTTGGACAATAGATGTCTCCAACTCAGTCACCTTGCGAATCTTGCCCACAGTATCGGCGCCGCCTTGAACGGCCCAAAGTACAGGGCGCCGAGCATCTTCCCGAGCTTTGCGCTTGGCTTTCCGGGCCATCTGCTTTTTCACTGAATCAGGCATTTCCCACTTTACCGGTTTCAGGGGCGGGGCCTTAGGGGTATTTTCTCGGGTCCGCCGCAGAAAGGCAGGTACGGCTAGGTCATTGTTAGGTTGATCGGTCATTTTTCCCTCCGTGACCGGCCAGCGCGCCCCCGTGGTGCGTCTCATGGGGTCGCGGCTGGGGGTTTATGCCTCCGCGGCGACCTCGCGCGCCTATGGGGCCGGTGTCAACTTGATGCCATAAGACTTGAGTGCTTGGCTCGGGGTCGGCCATCCCTTACGGCTCGGCTTAGCCGGAACTGCGGGGTAGAATCGCCAGCCGTCCCGGCGCCGATAGACAAGGACACCCAAGCAAATACCATCATCGTTGCGGATCACGAGGAGGTTCCTCCCTTCGCCCCCGCCGGCAACCCTTCCCGTGTGAGCTAGGATGGTCATAGATCAGCCCTCCAGTTCATCTAGGCACAATTCCGAACAAACCTTCTTCGCGGCATTTGGGACCGAATAGGTTCTGGGGATAGTTGCAACGATCTCGGCGACCTCGTGAAACAATTCTCCCTCATTCAGGTCACGATTCGCCAGACCATATACCCGCTTCGCCGCTCTAAGAACGATGGCGAAAACGGCACAGTTTCGGTTGAAGCTCATCGGTTCCTCTTTGTTGACAATGTAAAGATAATCTCGCTTACATCACAAGTCAAGAAGTTTTTTGTTCACCCTTTGTTCGTCGCCAAAAATTCCCCTGTTAATTCGATGGTCCACAACCCGTCGTCATCGTCATCGACCGTGGCCAGTATGCTGTCCGGGCCGACGTCCAGGATGACCAGGACATCACCGATCTCTCCCACGAATCCAGTATAACTGATCTCGGGCCAGCGGACCAAATCTTGTTCGTCCATTTCCTGAAAGCTACCTATCAACATGCCGCCGAAAATTGCGGCCACGCTAATCGGACAACTAGCGCCCTCCGGTTCGCCGGTCATGAAAACGTCTACTGGTTTCGTCGACATAGTCCTTTGACCTTATTGTCTGATGTGGAGAAGCCTAGCAACTCTGAGAGCAATATCTCCAATCTTGTTTTGCTCCAAGCATGCCGTTTCGAATTGACCAAGAACCTTCGCCGCCCATATTGCTTGACTTTGGTTCTTGGCATTTAACCAAATAGTGGTCGCATAAGTAAAAACAATTATTCGAATGCTCTCTGGATTCACGTCCTTCAATTCTTTCAGCAGAGACCGAACCTTGATTGGAGAAAAATCTTGACTAAAGATACAACGTGCTATGTCGAATGCTTCTGTCGACCCAACCGCCTCTCTTAGTAACTGTTTTGCAGTGTCAGTATCAATTGCATCATGGCATATTGACAAATTCATTAAAGCCCGCCGGGGCGAACCATCTGCGGTCTTGGCAAGTAATTCAATGATTTCGTCTGATGTCTCCCATTTCTCTTTGGATACGATCCCAGATAGCAATTCCTGCAATACGGCGACCCGCACAGGATCGAGCCTAAATTGAGCACAACGCGACCTGATAGTTGCAGGAACCTTTGTTAATTCGGTCGTGCAAAATACCCAGGTGACATGTTCCGGCGGCTCTTCCACATGTTTCAAAAGAGAATTCCAAGCTGCCTTGGATAGCATATGGCACTCATCCACGATGTAGCAACTGTGGCCGGATTCGCTGAATGACCTGTAATGTGTAGTATCAGCAACTTTCCTCATCGCATCAATGCCGGTGTAGGTTGCCGCGTCGATTTCCATTATGCCCAAGCCTTCGCATCCTGACTTTTCAGCAATGATCCTGGCCAGGGTAGTCTTGCCTGTGCCCGGCGGGCCAGATAGTAAGAACGCCCTGGATGTTCCCTCCTTGACAACGCGCGCCAAATGGTTGGTGACGAGTTTCTGGCCAATCACTTCATCAAAAGATGTCGGGCGATATTTTGTATGCAGTGTCATCGTTTCCCTCTAATTCTGGCTCCACGGGTAGGGCTCGAACCTACACTCTGCGGATTAACAATCCGCTGCTTTACCATTAAGCTACCGTGGATTATGAAACTCAAAATAATCCTTTCTGAACAGGTTTCGCTTCGACGACGAACATGTCCGGCTTCTTGCGGGCCTCCTTCAAACGTGAACATGCTATATCGAAATACTTTGAATCGATTTCTATTCCAATAAAACAACGTCCCATGTTAACACAGGCAACCCCTGTCGATCCACTGCCCATGAAGGGATCAACCACAACCTTCTCATTTGGAATGAAGGTAAGGCACCATTCCATAATTTCAATAGGCTTTTGCGTCGGATGAAAATTCCCATCTCGCCGCGATAAAGCTTTCCCTCGCGAATAGGTCTTGATACGCATGGCCTTCATCTGATTGGTCCACGCGACTTCCCCATCGGCTAACGAAAAATCCCGTTGCCCCTTGTCCCAAATTAACCATCGCATCGTTGGTGGCAAATAATCAGTGAAGTAATTTCCCCCCCAAATAATTTGGAGATCACTCTGCTCTAGCATTAAATCAAAGATTTTTTGATCTGGGCGCTCTATGTCCCAACTGCTCTCGCCGTAATACTTCCAGCCAAAGCTGCCCTTATGTTTGGCACGCGCCTCATCGGCGCCGATCCCATAGGGAGGGTCAGTGACTATCGCATCTATGTGCCCGAGGGCCGGGAGAATTTTCAGATTATCTCCTAGATAAATCGTGGAAGCCCCAATAACAACCCGCTTGATCCATGGATCGGTCATAACTTGAAGCCCTCCTGAACAGGCTTGGTGTATGAAAAATCCAGTGCGCCTTGCCGGTTGGCCTTTTCAATGTTTGTACAGGCCAAATCGAAGTATTTCGGGTCCAGCTCGATCCCGATAAATTTACGTTCCATACGGACGCATGCTACTCCCGTAGCCCCGCCTCCCATGAAAGGGTCAATGACAACGTCACCCGGCGCTGTATGGACAGATAAGAATTTCTGCACCAACTCCGGAGGCTTGTCGTTGGGGTGTACCTCCCCATAGCGTCTAGGCTTGGAAAATGAAACGATGTTCGGCATACTGCCTGGATTAGTGGACGAGCCCCCACCGGGCCACGCAATTTTAGATCCCTCCCGCATGCCCACAATGATAAGCTCGTGCTGCCGGCGGTAACGCCATCCGGTGCCGGGATTCTTCTTGTCCCAAATCACCATATGAAAAAAGGTCATTCCCTTTTCGTTCATGCGGTCGCTGATCCAGGTATAAGATGGATCACCTTCAGCGCCCCCGCCCATTGAGCAATAGCATGCCGCGGAGAAATCCTTCTTGAGAAGCCGTGCCGCATGGATCAAAGTGCCATCGATCACGTGGCGCATGGCTGCCTTATCATCGTTCTCAATCGCCGCTTGGGCTTGAATGTCACCTTTGCGCGTGCTTGTGCCATCGGTGAACGGTAGCGAATAGCCCCTGGTCGAGTTCAGCGTAGCGAATCCCTTAGCGTTGTTCTCGTTGCCATACGGCGGGTCTGTCCAGACCATATCCACGGATTCATCCGGCAAGCCGGCCATGACTTCCAAAGAGTCCCCCAGGTATAGCGTGCAATCTCCTATGACTTTTTGCATGTCAACCGCCTTCATTTGGGCTTTCATCTTCGATCACCGAATCCCAATCGGTTTTCCCGTACTGCTCTTCCCATAAGGAACGGGCCTTTTCCAATGGAGGAAGGTGATACCAACGCGCACGGCGATGCACCCAACGGGAATAGTGTTCTTCCTGAATTTCATAACTCGTTTTCCTGGACGAGGTTGTGATGCAAGGGCAAACCTTACTCAAGAAACGGCCCATCGCCGTTGCGTTGCCGCGCTTAGTAATATTGAACCGCTTCACCTCGGCGACATAATCATTGACCAAATGCTCAACGGGCAAATCGGTTTGCCATTCATCGCCGTTGGTAATGGTACAACCGTTTAGCAGTTTTTGATACCACCATTCCTCAACCACTGATAAACTCAGAAGCTTCTGCTCCCGGAGGGCTGGTGTATTTGGTACATGCCGAACTTCGAAGTCCTCGATGTCCATGGTTCGAAGGTAGTTAAGGAGCGCCTTGTAACCAGAATTCTCGTCCTTCTTATCCGTACTCTCCTTGCCATCCTTGTCAATCTTGCGTTCCATCTGCTCTGTGATGGCGCGGAAATAGTCAATATTTTGCTTCTTCGCATCTCCCACGTCCACCATAAAGAAGCGCCGCTCATCGCCGCCCGCTGGAATCACGTGCAAGTCGTTCGATGCCATTATCAGATGGATGCAGTTCGGTGCCATCTCCACGTCAATTCCCTTGGCTTCAATGGCCATTTGTTCCTCGGTGACCAATGTCTTGAGAATCGACTCGTGTTTTTTATCGCCTGCGAAGAAAGCCTCATCGGCAAAGAGCACCACAAGATCGCGCAGATGGCTATTGAAGTTACCGACCAAGTGCCCAGAGTTGCTGATCTGCATATAGTGACGCCCAAACAGCTTCCCGAATGTATGAGCAAAGAAGGACTTGCCCACGCCGCGGCCTCCGCGCAGAACAATGGCCACGAGCCCAGGACGCTCGGGATGTTTCACGGCGCGTGCCATCCAGTTCAGGAGGTATTCATAATAAACCTCGTTGCCACCACACACGTTTTCACGAACGTGGTCCAAGAACAATCCACATTCGCCAGGCACCGATGTCACCGAAAAACCTCGCCACAGATTGTAGACATCATCGGGCAACGTGACCTCGGGAGCAAACGCTATAGCGCTATACTGGCGCCGATGCTCATTCTCCAGCCACCATTTTCCAGCCGGCATGTACTTCGGATTATTGAACTTATCAGTGCCGATTTGGACTCTTTTGTTGTTGTAGGCGTCCTTGAACGTATTAAAGGTCTGCCGGGTGAGGCGTTTTCGATCCAACGAATGATCATGCTGGTCACTGATGACCAGACATTTTCCACCATAGTTTTGCACAACAGCATATTTATTGTTGAATTTATGGAGCCATGGATCGATGGCATGGAACTTGGCAGACTCGATCTGTTTAATTGCATACTTTTCGATGTGACCCTTTTTCTCTAGAACGGATTCACTGATGCCCCATGCAGAGTCCGTTATAATTGCGAAAATCACATCGTCGGGCACGCCTCGGCGGAGCGTGCCACAAACAAAATCGAACAGCCAAGCCGACCGACTGTTGTCACCTTTCTTTGGCTCATCAGGATGCTTCCCTTGGCCCATGATCACCTTGATGCGCTCCTCCACACCCCACTCGTCCAATTCGTCCGTGCTATCTATGCGGTCGATGTTACCAGAGATGGTTACGATCTGTGAGGCATTGCTATCAAAGATGGTTTCCCCCTGCCTCTGAACACTTTGTGCCGCAATAAATGCCGATAAGGGATACGCCACATCATCAAACTGAACGCATACCGCCAACGTAGGCACCCTCCCTTTCTTGATCTTGCGTGCATCGGGGATGTTCATCGTGTTTGGCAACCGCATGATGCGGTCGATGTTGTGACAGTTGTCGGCACCGAAACGCAGCTCAAGCTGAACGTTATACCGCTTGGCGTCCTCCCCCTTGGGCAAGTCCCCATCGATCTTGATCGGATCTTCCAACTTCCAAAAAGCCTGATAGCCTCCGCCACTGAAGATGATGACGGTCGGCTTCGGAACTCCATCTGGTAAATTGTTGGTAAGTACATCGAGTGCTCGTTTGCGCTCCGCGTCCAAATCTTCGCCGGCGCGGGGGTCGATGTCGATGTGGAACCAATCAACCGAGAGAATATCTTCACGATCAGCTTTTTTCGTCAAATCCCTCATCGGCGAATTGACATGGAAGTACAGGTTGCGCTTTCCATTGTATTCATTGATCCATTTGAGCAGGGCGTCCTCCGTCTTTGGGTAAAACGTCCGGGTTTCTATACCCTTCTTGTTCACACAAATCGCCGTCAGAACCCACGGGCCTTCCGGTGCCCAGCGGCGCAAAAAATCAATTGTTTTTTCATTGTCTTGTTTCATTATTTCTCCCAATAACTGAGCAATTCTTCACACGGCACCAAGCCACGCTCCATTTTGTTGATCCACCAACGGGATCGACCCAACTGGCGAGCAACTTTCTCTTGAGACGTGCCGGCACGGCGCCTGTACAGCAAACACCGCTCATACATTTGCAGAGGCCTAACGGAGCGAATTGAGGGTCCGTCATCGTCATCCCGCTCCCATCGACCATAAATAAATGGGGTTGTATCGAGACGCTTCGCGGCACTGGCCTGTGTTTCTTTCCGGCGACGCCTATCTGTGATTAAGCGTTCACCACAGGACAACAGTCCCAATGGTCCCAGTCTCTTTGGAGGCATGTGATTAGACCCTCTTTCTTTATACCATTGGTCCAGCGCGCGCGCGCGACCTCATATAAACCCTTGCGAGTCAAAAAACCGACATAATTCTTTGCATCACGGCCCGTAAATAGAAGCCATTCCCGTTGGACTTGGAGAAGCAACCAAGCATTACCCCCGGCCATGTAACGCTTCTTGAGCCATCGCCTCTGGGCAACGGTGAAATGGTCTAAAGTGACCGGAGTATCTTCTCCCTTGGGCCACGCTCGGCGCCACTTTAACTCAATCCATCCTTCAATGTAATTAACGTCCGGGCATCCCATCACACCGACGCGGTTTTCAACTGGGATGGCATGTAGGGGCTTGAGCAGGCGAATGATCTTGGCGCGTTGTGTGCTTTCACTCACGATGCACAACCGTTATCTTCACACCACAATCATCAAGGATGCGCTTCGCCCGTGCGACGTTCATCTTATGCTCAGCGGTGAGTGTCCGTTCCGAATGGTCTGACCATACTACCTCGGACAAACCCCAAGACGCAATATGTTTCGCACATTCTTTGCACGGCGGGCGTGTCAAGAAAATAGTATAACCTTCGATGTCCTCGGCCGCATGTTTGATGGCGTTCATCTCAGCATGGATCACACGGTCATATTTTTCCGCGCGGTCCTCATACCACTCGACTCGGTCCTCCATGCTTTTGGGGAATCCGTTGTAACCTTCCGAGCAGACGGTTTTGTTATGGCGAATGATGACTGCGCCACACTTCGTCGACGGATCGCGAGAACGTATAGCGACAACAGCCGCCTTGTGAAGTTGCCACTCATTGTATCCGGGTCTCATCAATTTACCTCCGCAAACATACCAGCGTCCATCTGTATTCGCTTTCTAGCCATGTCCGCATATTCCGGGTTCAACTCAATCAGGATGGCACTGCGCTTGAGCCGGTCGGCAACCAGCCCCGTGGTCCCGGCTCCACCGAAGGGATCAAGCACGGTGCAGGGCACCTCTGCCAAGCCGCAGTCGCATGATGGGCTCCAGCCGACTATCTGCGTTTTGTAGCGATCACCAGCTTGTGTGCGGTCGCCGCCGTCTCGGTCTCGTGTTTTACCACGATCAAAAGCACTGCCCTTAAGATCATCGCGCAACTCGGTTGTTCTCTCCACGTCTCGCATCCACAGCGCCCCGCACTTCGGACAGCAACCTTTCTCACTCGTGCCCGCCTTGATACAGGGCTCGATCAGCGCCGGGGGGAAAGTGGCAAAGTGGGCACCAGGGAAAGGTTGCGTGGCCACGGTCCAAACATTGCGTATGTTGCGACCTAACTTCTCCTGCCGCATAAGTTTCTCGTGTTGATTATTAAGTGTCTTTTTATGTGACCGATTACCTGTTAATGTATCCTTAGGTCCACCTGTCTGGTTCTCAAAGTTGGGTTGGCTTAGGCGCGCAATCGAAACATCACTATAGGGCTCTTTCACAGCTTCAACGTCGTAGTAATACCGCTGCGACTTCGCCAATAGATATATCTTCTCGTGGCTTGACGTAGGTCGGTCAGTGACACTCTCGGGCATGGGATTCGGCTTGTGCCAAATAATCTCCGAGCGCAGCCACCAACCGTCCGCTTGCAAGGCCAGTGCCACACGGGCAGGCATCATGCAAAGGTCTTTTTCTTTAAAAGTGTCATTTCTTGTTCGTTCCAATACCGACAATCCTCGATTGGCGGATTCACAATCCAGCCCCCTAGCATTTCCAAGTGACGCATCAGCATTGTCTTTTTGCCAAGCACGAGAACGCTGTCCCCTGCCGTAAATATCTCCAAGATAGGCATGTTCCTTTCCTCCATGTCCGCTACCGCCCTTTGCAGGATTACGGTAATAACTATCCCCAAGATTGAGCCAAACCGTTCCATCCTTCCGCAATACTCTACGCACTTCCTGAAACACATTGACTAATGCATCAATATAATCTTGAGGTATTTGTTCAAGGCCTATCTGCCCATCCACACCATAATCCCGTAAACCCCAATAAGGCGGACTTGTGACGACACAATGCACAGACTCATCCGCCAAACTAGAAAGCTTCTCTTTGGCATCTCCGACAAGAATTTTTACGCTCATTTTGCTTCGCCCCAACTTGGACCGATTTCCACGTCCACCTTGAACGGGACAAGTGCGGGTATAGTGTTCCGCATAATGCCGGCTATATGTTCACCCTCGGCGCGATCCGCAACAGAGTTGCCCGCTTCATCATGCACCTGGAGCATCAACCAATAGCCAGCAGCATCGATTTCCACGATGGCTTTCTTCATTTGATCTGCGGCAGAACCTTGAATCACTCGGTTAAAAGACTTATGCGTCCATACATACTTGTTCCCTTCCTTGACAAAATGAAGGTGCCGGCCAAGGATCGTAGTCACATAACCTCGTTTGTTAGCACGCTTCTTTGCAGCATTGGCAACTTTGCGAATGAACGGTGCATGCTCATCAAACTTGTCAAGGATGACCTGCCCTTCCACGCCAGCGGCGCGCCATACGAATCCTTCACCAAGTTCATCATGCAAAGCATCGGCCTCTCCCTGAGTTTCGAAATGCTGAATTTTACGATTATCCCAGTTTCCCCAGGCACATGCCCAACGGGTAGAAAGTTTCAGTTGGTCACAAAGATGTGCTCCACCTTCACCATAACACAGCCCAAGGTAAATCGTTTTGGCGGGGTAGCGGTCCAAGCCTGTCAATTTTGCCATCATGGCATGATTATCGAGCGTCGGGTCGTCGTGGTAGCGTTGCGCCATTTCCTTGGCACCAGGGAAGTCCATCAGCGCTGCAAAGTGTGTCGTCCAACGAGGCTCCTGTTGGCTGTAATCTGCAACACACCACTGTGCACCTTCCTCCGGGAGGAATATTTTTCGCCACTCGCCGGCAATCTCCGGATCTTTCTCCGGGTTGGGCTGTTGCTGCAAGTTAGGGTTCGTGGCTGAAATGCGGCCGTAGCGAACGCCCTTCTGTTCACCTGTTTCCGACTCTCGGGCAACCGGGTTAAAGGTGCAGTGGATTCGGCCATTTGTCATATGAGACCGCATCGATGCAGCGAAGGTCGTGCGCAGCTTGTTCACTTTGCGTGCACGGCCCAAGGCCTTAGTCACGGGATGATCCACCATCCCGAACACTTCCTGGGACACGCTCTTTTTACCGTTGCTTGTCGTGGGCAACTCGATCCCAATATACTCCAGCGCTGGAACCAAGGACTCCGCCTTCCAGACGTTGCCTACTTCGATGTTAACGCCGGTCGCCGTCCGCACATAGTCCAGGGCCTTGGCCTCTTGCTTAAGTGACCAATCCTCAATTTGTGATAGCTTATCCTGATCAATCCGAACGCCGCGGCGCCGCATGCGAACGAGTACGGGTAAGACGCGACTTTCCAGATCGTAAATACCCCAGAGATCTTTCTCTTCTATCTGGCGCTCCTGTTGTCTTAGGATAAGCAGGGGCTGCCGTGCGTCGGCCTCGGCGTATTTCCCAACGTAGCGGGCCGGCAGGCGCCACAGGCCCCCTTTGGGGTCTACCCCATAGGCCGAAGCCGCCTCCCTGAGTTTCGTTTCGTCTTTGCCAGGCCGCCCGTGACGTTCGGCAATGTTCTGGAGGCTGTAGGAGTTGTGCAGTTCATAAATCAAAGGATCAGCAATTTGAATATCCCTAAAGAATCGTATGGCAGGGAAATTGATTCCAGCTTCCCAAAAATAGTCCAGGTCATAGCTCAAATTCATTCCTACAATGTCACCGTCGAACGTGGCTCCTTGTTCCCGCATGTACCCGAGCACTTGCTCCTTGTCCAAGTTGTCGCCGCCTTCGTGAGCGAAGGGGAGATAGTAGGAAGGCCCATCCTCAATGGCGAAGCTAATGCCCACCATGTAGGCGCCGCGGCGTACCCCAACCCCCAATTCCTTGAGATGGCGGTCGTTGGTTTCACTATCAATGCCAACGCGCTTTGCGCCCTTCCACGATGGCAAATCGCTCATGGACGGAAGCTTCCAATTGCACTCTGGCTCAATCAAAGGCAACTGCAGAGGCTTAAGCTGCATCCCAATGCGGCCATCGAGGACGTCAGGCATAATGGTTCCTCTCGGGTTATGCGTCCACAATGCGAATAGATCGAGGTTGATCCGGCGTGTAAGTGATAAAACCACGCTCAGTCAGACGTCTGACGAAATTAGTGACGCATCCCACGTATTTTAATCCAAGACCCTTGGCAATCTCAGCGTAACTTGGCGAATAGCCATTGATATTCCGGTAATTGATAATGAATGCTAGGGCCTTCTTTTGTCGTTTCGTAATTCCACCGTTCCGTCGCGAATCAGGATGGCGCATATCATAGGCCATCCTGGAGCACTCAATGCAGTAGTTAGTTGAAACCGTCCGCTTCGCCATATGACCATACAAGCAAGGATCACCGGTAGAATACTGCTTCAATCCACGGTCGCGGGCCTCTTTCCGGCAAGTTGCCGCACGCTTCCGATGGTCACGGGCTTCCTTCCAACGATTTAACTCATGTTTTTGATGCACTTTCTTTATGTTGGTTAGCCCTTGGGCGTATTCGACGGAAGTGTTTTTGCTCATTGCTGTCCCTTTTCATACTTGACAAGGACGTCCTCGATCTGGGCAGCAAACTTCGTAGCCACATTACGCCGATCTGCCGGCGTCGGACAGGTATTGAAAATCACCATACCGAACCAACGCGCAATGGCCAAGAACATCACCTCGATTGAGACGGGTCCGAAGATTTCGTGGAACGTTTCAATGACTTGTGTGGTGCGCGCCTCAAGAATTTTCTCGGCTCGCGCAGCTTCGGGAGTTAGTGCCACGCTTTTTCTTTCCTTGCTATTGCATCGTCGTGAAGAATTTTGGTGATTGCCGCTCGACGAATGTTTTCGGCCAAGGACTCCGTATGCTTCTGGATATTGCTCGGTTTACCATCAGCGATAGATGCCACAAGCTGACCCGCCAAGTTACACACCACAGTTAATGCCGACTCAACATCGGACTCGCCGATTTGCTCCATAATTATGTTGGTCAGCCGCGTCACCTCATCTTGTAGGGGCGCGGCAATTGGTGGAATGGGAGGTTTAGCCACGAGATTCCATCTCCTTGATAATACTCAATTCGGCCTCTCTAATTGCCTTAGCAACACGGCGCTCAACTTCACCATAGATCGGAGGCATTAGTTGATGCAACGCCGCTCGGGCACGGTCAATCGGGTCCATACGCTTGTCGCTTAGTGGACTCTCCCACCAGCGTTCGGCCCCTTCTGTCATATGCCGGCGCTATCATCATTGATCAAAGATTGAATCGCCGCGCGGCAACCAAACAAGTCTTCAACACACGACCAACGAGAAATCACGGTTACCGCAAACTCCTCCGTTTTGTCCAAGTCCTGCATGACACTGAAATACTGTATATCGCTAAGCGATGCACATCCCTTGGGTACGCGGCGATGGTTCTTGTGCAAATCGATCAACTTATCCACAAAATGGATTGCTTTCTCCAAGTCCATCATGCCGTTGCCCTTATCGCGCCATCGGCACATATACTTGATGATGCACATTTCCAGCCCACCAAGGCCATGCTTTTCCGTAAAATCCCAGACCTGATACCCCGCTAGATAATGATCCCCGCCAATTTGCATAGCGTTTGGATTGGCCCCGCGCCCTTCATCCTGGCTCATTGATGGACTCCTGGTTAGTTCCGGTTTTCAGGCAGCCGCGTCCATTTGTACTTGGCATAAAACTTGATGCACGGCTCGGGAAAGTTCAAAGCTCGACGCTCAATGGATTGTGTTAAGTATAGCAGACTTTTTTCACAATGTCGATTCCCAAATGCAATTTGCTCCTGGCACCACACCCAAGACTCCAGAAGATCGATGGCGTTAAGCCAGTGGAAATCTTCATCCGTGAGAGATTCAAATCCTTCATACATCCCCCACGTTTGAAGCGCAGCCATGTTGGCTTGATCGTAGGCTTCAAAAAGAGATTCATGGTACTGAGGCGCAGGCCGCGGCATATCGCCAACCCATCGCTCAGCTCCATCGTGCCAAAGCAAAGCCTTGATCAAAGGGACTGAGGGACTTGGGTGCAAGACGAGCAACATGCTCACTGCGTCATAGCTATGCTTGCCCACGGTGTATTCGCCCATGTGGGGCACGACATGGAACCGCCGAACGTTGCCGGCTTCCCTGGTAGCCTTGACGCGGTCTACCTCGCTAAGTTCGATCATCGATTCTCCTTAAAAGCCATTCGTTCGCGGCACCTTGCCAATCGGAGGCCCGTACTAGTGATACAGTATCCAGCGCCTTTCGGGCGCCGTCCATATTGAGGCCGGCTGTCGATTTGTATTGATCCCAAACTTGCCACATGGGCGCCGCCACGTGCCGGAAGAAAGGATCACGCATTCCCATGACCGGCCCTTCATCGAGGAACATGGACAACTCTCCAAGCCAGGCATCCGAATCGATGGTCGCAATAGGGACAAGGACCGCTAGAGGAGGATAAGGATTGCTTGGAGGAAGCTTGTGAAATGAGTTCTTGATTAAATCCAATACCTTGGTTTCCGCCCCAAGGCAATTGGCTACAATTGTCATGCGCCCAATAGGGACACTGATCGCCTTAGCAATGAACTCTTGCATCATGGAAAACACGATAGCGTCCAGACGCATGTCGAAGATATCGGCGTCCCTGTATACCACCATCATATCCAACCGTTGAGCGTGGTTGATGCTTAGATATAGATGCGTCGCTGCAGGTAGATTCCGGCTTGTACTGCCGAAGTCCTCCCCAGCATCCCACAACGAGATCACTGCAGCCTTGTGCCCAGGGTTGTTACGGAGCATATGAACCACGGATTTCAGTTGATCAATAGTGCCAGCCTGGTAATCCATGCCAGGATCGAAGTGCGCCCGCATGCGTTGTCCATATGCCCCATGAAGTATCTTACCATCATCACTCGTGCCCCCTTGATAGCCATCGAACTTAGCCAGAAACGTAACGTCATTGCGGCCACCGAGCACCCATAGACTTGTGAACAGTGCGACGAACGGATTCAGGTCATACTCAGTCCCACGTGACAATCGCTCCATGGGCTCCGTCATCATGAGGGCCACGGGACTGGTTATCTCGGTCATGTGCCTCTTGGGCTGTCCCTCATCGAAAAGCAATTCCAGACCCTGGGGTATGACCTCGTGCATGTTGCGGCCATAGATCATTTGCATTATTGACGCTCCTTCCATTCTTCAAACTTCCGTGGATTGCTCAGCGGCTTCCATTTCCACCACCTCAGCGAGCATCGTCTGCAACAGAACCACCTCAGCACGGTCACCGCGGTCCAAAGGATAGCCGGCCTTTTCCAACAACGACCAGTGATCAAGCTTGGCCACGATCCTTTCGTGCAGGCCCCTGCGTTTGATAGCATCAACACTGGATTGGTGTTTGGCCCGCGCATCTTCGCGGAGTTCGACTTGCTCGTCGGTCAATTCCGGGAATACCTCGTCCGGGCTAATCGATTCTTTTGGTCTATCCATTGGAACTTCCTACCTCAAGCTGCCCATGCTCGACCAACTCCGCGCGGATGATGTCGCGCAGTTCCAATAGGTGCGCCAGTTGCTCGCGCTCGTTATCGGCAAACTCGAAGCCATCCTTGCCTGCCCATGCTTTTCGTTCCCAGTCATGCATCGAGGCGATCTTGTTCAACACGCGCTCGTATGCCAAGCGGCGATGGACGGCGCGGACGCCGTCCATGTGCTTTTGATGAATCAACATGCGGTCGGATAGCTTTGTCATGAAGCGATCTGGTACACGTTGCCACGGCCCTCGACCCGGCTCTTGGTCACCGGCAAGCCAAGGCGCTTCTTCACATCCCGACTGATGGCCCCGCGTGCCGTGTGATTAAGCCAGTTCAATGCCTCGGCAATCTCCTTGATCGATGCGCCCTCGGGCCGCTTGAGCAAGGCGATAAGAGCCGCTTGCTTAGAGCCGTCACGCACCTTGCTCTTAGGCTCCTTACCCAAGGGCGCCAAAGGCTCCTTGCCGGTGGTAGGCACCACCGGCGCTGCCCCCGGTACTGGTTCCGGCATAGGCAGGCCTTTCATCGAGTCCGGCAGATCGTCGTTGAACTCCTCCATATCGTCGAAGGCGACATCGTACTTGAGCAGCAAGTCGATCACTGCTTTGATGCCCTTGGCCTTGTTCTGGAACATCTTGATGCGACGGCCCAAATCCAAATTGGAAACGAGAAGGTTGCGCAACTCGACCAGCTTCTCCGCGGCCAAAGTGTCCAGAAAGATAGCATCTTCTGGGGCACCCACGCTGCCCTCAACGATGTACTTCTTACCTAAGAATTCGACGGTTTTCATGGCTTCTGCTCCTTGACCAGAAAGGGTTGAATCAATGATGTTATCCATTATCCCATCGCCATCAAGAAATGTCAACACCTTATTTTAAGGTGAAATCTTCACCTTCCCGGACAAATTTCAAATTCGCCTAATTGCATGCCGGCCTTACACCAACGAGCCCAATCGAGCATGGACTGGCGTTCGTCATATGCCAACCGTCCCCGCTTCCAACTCAGGTCCGTAAACTGCCTAATGATCTGCGTATCATTTTCCTCGGCAAACAGGATTCCATGATAGGCCAGCGTAACCCCTATGATGATAACTGACGCAGCTTGACTCATCAATCGCATTCTTTGCGCCCCGTAACTTCATCGATGTGGCACATGGTGGTTGCCACCAAGTCCGTTGGGCTGGGCAACGAATCATCCCCTTTCACAGTAAAAATGCCAGTGCGCATCCCGTCAATGCGAAATGTGGTCAACCCCTTTGCCCCACGGCGCCAGGCCTCGGTGTACAGTTCCTTGAACTCATCCCACTTCACAGAGCCAGGTACATTGCAAGTTTTAGATACGGCACTGTCAATGTGGGTTTGCGCCGTACAAAGGACGTCAAGATGCTCTTGTACCGTAACGAACTCGCTGATCTTGCCGCGAACCCCAAACACGCGAAGGCCATAATCTTCAACGTCCTCGTGAATAACTCCCTCCGCCGTATTGATCTCACGATTAAAGGAATAGGCAAAAACTGGCTCCAAGCCACTCGACACGTTGTCAGCACAAAGGCTAATTGTGCCAGTTGGCGCAATGCTTGTGAGATGGCTATTGCGAATGCCGTAGCGCGCAATCCCTTCCCGGACATCATCGTCGAGCGTAGCTATAAATGCGCCCGACAAATATGAATCTTTGTCAAATAGCTTAAATGACCCTTTCTCACGGGCTAAATCAATCGATGCCAAATAGCATTCCCGAGTTAGCCGTTGCAGAATCATGTTTTCCAATCGAAGGAAATCCGGCGAACCATAGCCACCTGGAATCATGGCCTCGATACAGTTGGCCATTCCAGTTACACCAATCCCCATACGACGCTTCCTCTGGGCTTCCTTCTTTTGTTCATATGTAGGATATTTGGCCTGGTCAATCACATTATCCATGGCACGGACGACACAGGGAATGTCTTTACCAAAACGATCCCAATCGAATATGCGACGCATCCCTTCCGTCTTGACATATTTGACAAGATTCATGCTGCCCAAGAGGCAAGCACCGTGAGGCGGAAGTGGTTGCTCAGCACAGGGATTCGTCGCCGCGATTTTTTCGCAATACCATAAATTATTCATGCGATTGATCGTATCAATGAACAACACCCCAGGTTCACCCCAATCCCAGGTTGAACGCATGACCATTTCCCAAAGCGCACATGGATCGATGTGGCGGTATACCCGACCATCAAACCGCAACGGGAAGGGTTTGCCCTCGGCAAGACACTCCATGAACTCATCAGTCACCGCAATGGACATATTGAACGCGGTTAAAGGCAATGTTTTTTGCAGCGCCTTCCATGCCCGCAGGCGGACGTTGGGGTCTTTGATCTGTTCAACCAACTCCCAAAGCACGCGCTGCTCTGGCGACGGGTGCTTGGCATTGATAAACATTTCGATGTCCGGGTGATCAATTCTCAGAACTGCCATTTGTGCGCCGCGTCTATGGCCGGCGGAGGCAATCGTCTTACACAGGCTGTTATGGATCGACATGAATGAGACTGGCCCAGACGCATAAGTATGCTGTGTTCTGATCAAATCCTTATAAGGACGCAACGTTGAAAAGTCGTAACCAATACCCCCTCCCATGCGCATCGTCGCCGCAGCCTCGGCCAACCGACCCATGATGGAACCGTTGCCATCGACCATGCTGTCCTCGATAATGCCAGACACAAAACAATTGTATGGTGTCACTTCCCAAAGCGCGCCAACTGCGGCCTGTATTCGACCAGCGGGGAGGAAGAATTGATTGAGAAGGAGTTGGCTAAAATGTTTAAAATGGTCGTCGTCGTCTTTGAGCGCGGCGGCAACTCGGTAGCCATAATCCCGAAACGTCTCTTGTGGTCCACGGTACTTTTCACCGTGCATAGCATCACTGAATGCGAGTTGTGGGCCTTGCATTGAATTCTCCCTCCGGCGCTATTTCGTGCTCAACTGTTCAACAACGCGCTGGACCGTCTCCAGATCTTTGGACCGGCGTTCTTGCATGCGCCAGACTTGACTGGCTTGGAGTGCTCGCAGAAGTCTTTCACAGGGCTCCACGAAGGCATCGTCACCTATGCGACTTTCACAGATAGATATCGCATCGATCTTCGCCCACTGCGTCAACGTTTGCTCGTCCGCTTTCGCAATCAGCGGAACAGCAACCGCCAAAAAGAAAATTAGGTGTTTCATGTTCAAGGTTCCTTTTGGTAGCGGGGGCCGGATTCGAACCGGCGACCTTCAGAATATGAATCTGACGAGCTACCAACTGCTCTACCCCGCATTAAAATGGTCTTTCCAATGTTCTTTCCGATGGCAATTTGAGCATAACACTTCACATTTTGCAATCTCTTTCAAGATTCTAGCCCACGAGATGTCTCGGATCATTTTGCCAGAAATTCCAAATTCCTTCTTGCTTGGGTCTAAATGATGAAAGTCTAAACAAGCGGGATGATCTTCTGGGCAACGATTGCAAGATAATTGAGCCTTCAATTCTTTAAATCGAATAATCCTCTTTCGTTTATTTTCTGTAGTCCTTGCTCGATGCACCTTCTTATTTTTTGGATACCAAATCTCCCTCATGTATTTTGCATGGTACTCTTTACGTTTGATAGGGTCTTTAATCATAGTGTAGTTTACCCCAACGGCGACGTGCCGTCAATTAAATTCTGCAACGCCTTCACGGCTTCCGTCGCTTTTTTGTAAGCCTCTCGTGTGTTCACCGGACGATATCGCTTGAGTACGATCTGCACCACTAAGAAAAAGGATGCTTGGCAAAGCAACTGGTGGGCACGGCCCAATTCAGATTTGATCGGGTAGCTCACATCCTCACTACAACAACACGCTCTGCGGCGCGGGTGATGCCGGTGTAAAGCCATCGCCATTTGTCAGCGCGGAAACAATGGGACTCATCAAACAAAAGCACATCATCCCATTCACTGCCTTGAGCCTTATGAACCGTTAAACTATATCCATAATCAAATTCCTCGGCGTTTTTGCGTTCCCACCAAGGCAATGCCTCACCTTGGCCAAGGAAATACTGCGTATGCGCCTCGACCTCTAGCGGAGGGCCATCATCCTCCGGCCGCAGGATCATGAACACCCGTTCATCCTCGATAAGGCCGACTTCATTCACAAACCAAATGGCCCCATTAAGCAGGCCGCGGTCATGATTATTGCGAAGACACACCAACTTGTCCCCGGCCACTGGCAATGTGTCCGTGCGGCCATACAGCGCGCGCATACGGCGATTAGATGCATGTCGGGTCTTATTTCTGCCTACGAGAATTTGATCTGCCGCTTGAGCATGAGACTCATTTATGTGAACCTTCTCCGCAACTAAGCTGTTCCCATAAGAACCAATTGCCAAGTCCTCCTGGTTGCGTACACGAGTCGCCATAGCGATAATAGGGTTGCTTTCGGCTTGGCGATGTATGTCAGTCAGCATGACATCGGGCTCAATTCCTTCGGTAAAGAATCCTGCACCATAGACCGGCGGCAACTGGGCAGGATCACCCAGAACCAATATCTTGGTCCCAAATGATTCCAAGTCCTCCCCCATAGGTCCATCCACCATTGACACCTCATCAATGATGACCAGCTTGGCATCCTTAACCACTGATTCTGTGTTCAGTGTGAACATGGGACGGCTTAACGCCTCTCGCTCGCGCTTGACCTTGGCCACCAAGTCCATCACCCTCGGATGATTCTCTACTTGCTCATCGACTGTAAATTGTGGGGGGCCTCCCTCCAACTCCATTTCTGGGGAGGCTCCAATCTCCAACTTCAATTCGGCGCGCAATTCCACTAAGGACCGCTCCAAATCCCGCAATTTTTCTCGGCTCAGTTCCTTGGAATTGTAGATTATGCTATGGATCGTTGATGCGTCTGGACATCCCTTCTGCCGCAACACATATGCCGCCTTACCTGTATACGCCATGTACAGTACCGTCCCATCGATACCTTGGCCGAAATGGCGCGCGAGCGTAGTCTTACCGGTACCGGCGTAACCAAACAGGCGAAAGACTTGCGGCGCCTGAGGATCAGCGAGCCATTGCGCTACAGCCACAAGGGCAGCGTCTTGTTGGGGACTCCATATAGTCACGCAGGCACCCGACAGTCTCGCAGGCCTTTAGTCGCGTGAAATTCTAGGAGTCGGCCCTTGCGAATCGTTGACGCAATGATACGGCGATAATCTTGTCCACGCTTACCAAAGGACGACGTCTCCTTGCGGTACTTGCGCTTGATGGCTTGTTGGAGAAGATAGTCACGGCGCCGATGCTCATTGCCCCATTCACGAGCGACACAAGGCATCATGCCTTTGCCCAATAAGATTGCCTCGATCTCGCCGCCCTTGGCCTCCTCACACATGGCATTGATGAAATCGTGAAGTTGCCGGCGCGTATTCACGTCGCGGCGCTTGAAATTCTTGATGATCTTATCGTTTTGTTGGTCAGCCATGTTGCACCTTCGCTTTTTCGCGCGCCACATCCAGCTTCCGCGTATGGTACTCGATGTCTTTTTGGGCACGTCGAATACATCCTCGATGGTAGGTGGCATTCCAAGCCCACGACTTGGTGTCTTTTTCCTTGCAGGCGATCCGTTCCAATTCCTGTTTGCTCGCCTCGTCAGCCAGTATCTGCGCCATTTCCAATGCCGCTTCTTCGGTTAACCAAAGTCGATCTTCCTCCACGATGTACGACGACGGAATGCGGTACTCGGTTTTGGTGGATGTAACGTCCATGCCGGTGATTTTTGTTTTTTCCGCCCTCGGGGTGCGCTCATAGGTTCTGATGCGCCCACGGGAGAATTGCTCATACCCGATATGACAGTTTTGGCAATCGATGGTTACTTCCGTTCCATCACCCATGATACAGCGGATATAGCCACTACCCACACAATCCGGACACTCCACGGATGTTTCGACGGTGTCAAATCGCGCCCACCAAACCTCTTGCCCGATTTCATAGTTCATGGCTCAGTGCCCCTGATTTATGCAGTACCTTAAAGGAAACGCGGGCCGGCTTAGGAGGGAGCAGAAGCCGGCCCGCGTGCGCGCTGTGTCTAGGCTTAGCAGACCTAGAACGGCGCGTCTTCTCCGTCACCCCCGTCTGCCGCGGGGTCTCCTCCCTTGCCTGAGGCGGCATGCTGCGACGCGAAGTCGGCTTTGGCCATTCCGCTCACGACCATGTCGCGAAAGTCACGGGCCTCGTTCAACAGTTCCTTGTTCTCGACCGGGTTGATGAGGCTTCCCTTCCATGTTGCACCGAGCGGATCAATGCGGAAGTTGAAGAAGGTACCGCTGTCATTCTTCTGCTTCACCGTGCGCAGGATTGCACGATTTGCGAACATCGGGGGCTTGCCCTTCAGCGTGTACATCGCCGTGATCCAGTCCCGATAGGGCTTGATCTTGGTCGACGTGAAGCTCACCACACCGAATCCGACCGTCGAAATACCGTCCTCGTCCAGGAAGAGCCCATAGACGTAGAAGGTTTGGACCAAGTCGTTCATTGCGCCAGACTTTGCATCCGACCGCGAGTCGGGGCAATGCAACTTGCCGAAAGGCTTGCCGTCATTGTCCTCAATGGCCTTTTCGACCACATCGCCGTTGGGATCGTGCATGCCAACCATGCCGCCGCCAGCGTCACGCGGCACCCACTCCACATAGACCTGTTCCTTGTGGACGGGGATGAAGGCGACGCCATCGGCCGTGGGGCCTTCGCCATCCCACATTTGCTTGGTCACGGTATTGAACAACATGCCACTTTCGGCGCCGACTGGATCTTTGTCGACGACCTGGGGGCTGTTGCTTTGCAGGATGGCCAGGAACGGCACGGACAGGTCTTTGCTCTGCGTGCCTTCGAAGCCGGCACCCGAGTCATCACCATAATCATAACTCGTGGCTGGAACGCCCGCGGGTGTGGCCACAGCCACCTCTTTCGATTCACTCATCTTCGTTCTCCAGTTCTCGGTTCATAGTTCATAGATTGCAGCCCATCACACTCACCACTTCGCAGGTGACGCGGTGCGCCCCTCTAAGGACGCTGGGGGTTTCATTTATAAAGGCATTGAACCCCTAAGCTCTAGCCTATACAATATGCGCCGGCCGGGGCGTGACTCCTAGCACAGCATCCGCTTTCCCTTATCCAATATGGGCGTCTTAATTCAACAGGCTGATTAGACCTATTGGTATCCGGTTATGTGACCGGCTCCTTATGACACCTCGGCGCATGTAGAATATCAGACCAATTCCACAGTCCAGTTGTATGCTCATCTGGCGCAGGCTCTATCACATGGAGCATCTGGGATAAGTGATAATGCAATCGATCATCGATGTAACTATCACAATCTCTCGGCTCAGACTTTGCACCGCAGACTAACGTCCCGTCGCATCGCCATCTAAGGCTCACGCCTTCACCTTAACATCGGTGAAGCGTTGACGATAGGCGCCGAAGGTATCCAGCGGAATTGCAATGCCATCCGCAAGCGCCCCTTTGATGAAGGCGCGAAGGGTGTTGGTGTGAACGCCACGCACCAATTTGAGATTGAGAGGCTTCTTGCGCTGCGCACAGTCCCGCATGAACTTACGTGCCCAAGCCTCTTGGTCCTTATTGAAGTCGATGGTCACTGTGCGCTTGATCAGATTGGCGTTGCCATTGTCCTCAAGCCAGGCATGAGCCTTTTCCTCATTGCCCTTGGGGATGGACCCACGAATCACTTCCTTGAGATTGATAATGATGCCACCGGGGGTGATCACCTTGGACTTGTCAAGCTGGGCCTCCTCCAAAAGGTTCGGCAACTTGGTTTCCTTAACCAACGTCACCGCGGCCTTAGCCTCGCCCAATTGGGCCTCCAGCGCAGAAACACGAGCCTCCGCATCAAGCTGCTCTTGGGCAAGGCCTTCGATCCGGCTCATCAAATTGCCGCCGGGCTCGTTAGTCTCCCAAGCACTGTAATCGTGTTCTTTGTCCATCATCGATGCTCCCTTCCCGTTAAATAATGTTAGCTTCGTCCCTCGCCATGTCCTCAAGATGAGCCTGCAAGGCCTCTGGGATATCGTCCCACGTGATGCCATCTGGGCCAATCACTTCCAAGTCCTCGACCTCGCCGCCCTCTGCCGGGTAGCCAGGATCGCCATTGCTCAAATACCAGACTGCCGGATAGTAATCCGTGATCTTGGCGCTTACATCAAGCATCAACGTCGGATAGTTGCCGTCCGCATCGGGCTTAAGCAACTCATACTCATATTCAAAATTGACGTCGGTTCCACGGATCACTGAATCGCTCCTCAAGCCATGATCAAGTTTAAACAGTGTGGCGTCAAAAGTCAATTCATTTAAATCCATTCGCGCAGCATGTCTCCGGTCAATCGAGATGCAATATCATATTTACCTCGGAGATTTTCAACGATGTGCATATCGACCGTATCGTGGGCAAGCACATCGGCATACAGCACACCAAATCCATATTCACCGTGATCCACTCCATCTTGTCCAATGCGATGATTACGATCTTCAGATTGCATGCGGTCGCGGTATTTGAACGAATTGGAATAATACATCGTCGTCTTTGCCGCATTGATCGTGATACCTCGGGAGCCTTTGCTCGGGTTGCCCACAAACCAGTCCGCGTCGCCTGCATTGAATGCTAATTTAGACCGTTCGCATTCATCATCATCCAATGTGCCGTCATAGCGCACGGCCCTTGGGCCAAGGGCGTCCATAATTTGATCAATATCGCGAGTGAAGCGGGACCAAACAATGGCCGGGTGATTTAGCTTCTCCAAAAACGCCAACGAGCAATCCAATCGAGGATTCTTGACGTCGCACAGTTCAACCGGCTCCTCGGCATCCGTCACCATATACCCACACGTGATTTGCTGAAGCCGCAGCAAACGGGTCAGGGCCAAGTTGCCATCAACGATACGGCCATCCTGCAATTCGATCTCGAACTCGTCCCGCATCTTGTCGTAATACGCTTGTTGCTTCGGCGTCATGTCGAACCATCGTTTAGTGTACAGCTTATCAGGTAAATCCAGAACGTCGGTTTTCAACAGGCGATCACTCACCGATGCAAGTATCTCGGCCAACTCATCGATGTTCTTATAGCGCAGCAATTTGTCATATCCGGGATCGTAGCCGTGAAGCGCCTCACAATCCGCAGCCGTGAACCATTCTGCATAATGCTGTTTGAATGAGCGAAAGTTTTCCATTCCAAGGCGGCGCCAGATTCCTTCATCAAGGAACCGTAACTGCGAATAAATATCAAAGGGCTTGTCTGCCGGGGTGCCGGTCAAGATGCGCTTATACGCGGGATAAGCGCCCGAGGCTACTACGGAGCGCGTCCGCTTGGCGCTTGGCGTCCTGATATCATCAGACTCGTCCAATGTCATGAACACCTTGCGACGTTTTAAGAATCGCCAGACGGCTTTCTTCCCTTTGGCCGTCATGAATCCATCATAACTGATGCAAAAGAAAGCCAAGCCCTGGAACTTGATCAGATTATTAAACGCCGCAGCATGCCATTTGGTGTTAGCCCGTTTGGTTTGCCAAAGGAAGATCATCATTTTCTTCATGACCGCATCAGGCATGTGCTTCGGCAATTCGTCCGTGACCCAGTTTCGCTCGACACCCCCCGGAGCCACGATCAGCGCCCCGTCGATCTGCCCGCCTATGAATAAATAGGCAATGGAGTCAATGATTGGTTTGCTTTTTCCCGTGCCCTGTTCCCAGAGAATACCGTGGAACGGCAGTTCCCGCGTTTCCTTAAAGATGCGGTCTTGATGATCAAATGGATCAGTTTTGTATTGGTATGCCATGGGAACTCCTCAGGCCCAAGGGGGACATAACTTGAGAGACTTGCGACTTTGGCTTTTCGTACTTGTTGGACCCTCTAAGTTACTATACTTTCTTATCTTTCTTTCAGAAAGAGAGAGAAGAGATACTTATATACTTCTTTCAAAACGTTGCGGTAAAAACTTTCTTTCCCCGCAACCCCAAAAAGGCCTCTGAAAGTTGAAAAGTATGTCTTTCTCAGATTCACTCTTTTGGGCCAGGGACTTACCCCGAGTATCCTGGGAAATCCCTACCTCTGAAAGTATAGTCTCAAGTCTCTCCTTAGGTCATTTCGTAGTGAGGCGCGTCAATGAAGGCCGGCTTGTCCCTGGCCCGCTTGCGCTCCGCATAGGCCTGTACCAGCTTTTCAGGGGCCTGGAGGGGGGTCTCGTTATAGAGGGGTACCCAAGCGCCCCCCCAACGTAATAGGCCCCCACAGGCGAACGAGGCCCGCCGTACGGCCTCCATGATCTTGTAGCAGGCCAGTAATTCCCATCGGGCACGTCCATTGATCCATGGAACCAGGTCCACGGCATGGCTAAAGCCATCGCTCTGAATCAGGTGCTTGGACTTCATGGTCTGGGATACCCTGGTACGTACGTATTCTGCCTGTTCCTCGCGAGTGCGCACGCCATCGGTCACAGTGAAATCTTGTGCCGTGATTCCGATGGCATGGTGAACGATCCTCACAAGATCAGGATGAACGCCTTCCAGGTTTTTGAGGCTGCTTTTGCCCAGCTTGTAGGAGCCAATCTCCACGTCGTCCAGCAACGGGTCTGTTGCCTCTTGCTTCGCACCGTGTGGGCGTGTGGGCGCCTTGGGCGCGCGGGCTGGCGCACCATGGTCCTCCATGCAATGGACCGCGATGCCTGCCATCTTTCGCATCACGTCGAGGGCTTTGGTGTCGCCGGGGTTGAGGGTCCAGTCCCGAATCAGTTGGGCCTGATAATGTGCCATCATTGTGGTATAATCGCCCACGGAATGAGGCTCGGGAGTCGGCTCCATTCGGTTGGGGCCGAGGCTGTCCTGGTAACGGCGCTCGCCGTCGATCAGGTTGTAAACATCTTTGCGTTTCATGATTGGTTCCTAATTATGAGGGTGAAGCGGGGCTGTTACATAACAGCACCGCTGCAAAGGTTACTTTGCGTCGACCAGTTTTGGCAAACTAGTCACCAATTTGTTCTCCGGCCTATAGGTATCAACCGTTTGGCCTTGATTGTTTAGGACGTAGCAGTATCCCGTCAACAGGTAAGTTGATGAGATATCTGTATCCGGGAACGTGCATTCGGCCACACATACAGTCCACACTTTTCCCTTTGGTGTTTCGCTGAGGTTGAACAGTCCGCATTCATATTTTGTTGCAAGGATGCGGCAAAACTTGATCTCTTTGATGCCACCGATGATTCGATAATTCTTGTCCTTGCCCGACATGATTTTCAAGGTCAACATGACCTATCTCCTTCTACTTCTACTGATTGCGCTACGTCAACTCACGACGCGCCTCGCGCTTAGCGGCGCCGCTTCTTACGCTCTCCATCTCCCATTCCACATTGTGTATATGGCTCGTTTGCCTGTGCAATAGGTCACGATATGGGAAGGTGACCACGACGACGGCCCTTTATTATACCCTTGATCCATATCGCCACTCAAGCCTGAAGTATAAGTGCCCTCCAGAATTCCGGCGGAGTGTTCGTGGGCTCGATTAGCCTTGCGTCCCATGCGCGCCATATTAGAAGCACTTCCGCGGCTACCGTTAGGCCCAAGATGTCCGTGCATTCCGTGCTCGATGTCGAGCAACACAAAACTCTCATCCTCGTTCAGGAATCGAATTGGCACAGCGCTTCCATCTTGCATCGTGTCGAATTCTCGGAGTATTGCCCAACGGAGTAGATTGTGAGGTTCATCCGGATTATCCCGAATCGCACGGTAAACCTCAATCTGGGCTTCCAAGAAGTAAATGGCATTGACAGGATCATTCTTATAATCACCGATACGTAGCCACTCTTTGAAAAACCCATCGTGGTTTGAATTCACTACTACAGTCTGGCACCACTCCCGGCTTGATTCTTTCAGGAATCGTGCCACATTATTGACTTCTGTCTGAACAGAGTCGTGGCCCTGGATATAAGCCAAAAAACGGTCATGAATCAGATGCTTCTTGAGTGTGTGACCATTGCGCGCCCGGAAGTCCATAACGTCGTGCATCATTTGATACTCTGGGCGCAGGACATCCATCATGCCCCCCTTGCCCCATGCCAACTCTGCAACTTCGGGGTCAAGTGTAGCTTCATGGATATCGCCCCATGTAATTGACTTGGCGCGGTGCCTATGGGTAATTTTGATGCCATCGATTTTCAGGTCCATGTCGCAGATGACACCCTTGTTCGTGGAAATCAACTGGCGCACAAACCAATCACCTCGGCAATTTACTTCGACGATTAGGCCTCCATATACGTGATGGAAATCCGCCTTGAGGCCTGCCTTCTTGGCGATATAGTTCCGCTTGGTCACGGTGCCCGTCGTATAGGTGAACTTCGTCGGTTCATTCTTGCCACTAGCAACCGATGACATGTGCATCTTGACGTGGGGGAAAATCGAACTATGCCTTCCGGTGTAAACCTCAAGTCCTTGTAACGGCTTTACCGCGGTCGGTTCGATGTTCATTTCCCCGCAGAAGATTAGTCCCGGGGCCAGCTCAACTTGGTCATCGCAGATGTAAGGCTCAATGATAGGATCATACCAGACAGGTGCAAGGTCGGACGCTGTTGGTTCTTGGCCCCGCTTGACGGCCTTATTACCGAAACGTGCCTTGTTATAGGTGAACGTCGCCACCATCAACCTCGACGTCTCGACGCGCTTTTCTTTGCGCTTGGAATAGGTTATCAAAGAATCCCAGGCTTTCGAAAAAACTTTGGTGTTATTCTGAGCGGAAGTTAAAATGTAACGATTGATTTTGCCTTTTGAGGGCAACGGGAGGGAGGTTTGCTCGAACGGCGCAACGCGGCCCGCGAACAAGGGCTTGTCGTCATAGATACCAGCGGCTCTGATGCAGTCCCGAATCGTGCCGCGGACGTGACCGGTTTCCAATGCCGTGCCATATATCGTTCCGATGCGTTGATAAACTTCGACGATGCGCGCAGATTGCGCGTCTGTCAATGCGGCCATCCTTAACCCCTTCTTAGAATCCGAATTTGGATTTAATGCCGAGACCTATCGCCGTCGCTGTAACGCCGATGATAATAACGACGATGGTCATTAAGCTTTTGTCTTGTATGCGCTCAATACGCAAACGCCACTCTCTTAAGTGTAGCATATCCTTCTGGAATTCTAAAGGATTTTCTGGATCGATGCCGTGAGAAATAAGCGTCCGTTCCACGGCCTGGCAAGCAGCATCGTAGGCGATCTCACGCAAAAGGGCTTCGACTTCGGGAGTTACGTCCTTCATGGTACGACCCTTATATACTTGGCGACACTGTGACGAGACACGGGGCCAGGCCAGCCTCCACTGTTGATCTTAACCTGGTTCTTCGGGTGATCAAAGCCAGGAATCGGAGGCCAAAAGGGGGCAAAGTCATAGCGATTCGTAAAGCGGAAAACAGGGCAAGCGATGCTCGCTATAGCTTCATCGCTCAAACATTTGGGGGCACCATAGGTGATAAGCCCAGCCAACTTATGATCATCAATCCCGCCTGAGGCAACCCATGAGGCATAAAGTGTTGCAAGGCAACCACCCATGGAATGACCAGTGACGATTAATGGAATCGGAGTTGGAATACGCTCTGCAAAATCTCTGGCAGGCCCACGGATATAGGAGAAGTGTCGAGCATAGCCACTGTGGGCTTTACCTTTTCCAATCCAGTCCCTTGGGACACCGAAATTGGAAATAAGGTCTCGAAGTTTTGCTCGTGATACCTCGGTGCCTCGGAATACGAGATATGCGTGTGTAGGCCCAAGGACGAGCATGCCCTGTGAGCCCATGATATCGAAGGGCTCACAAACCATGTCCATATCCATGGTATCCAAGCCAAGATTGACGTGGGGCCATTCTTCATAGATTAAGCCTGAGAGAATGGCCCCAGTCTTGAAGTTTGTCATCACACTATGGGCCTTCCAATGCCCTTGCGCTCATTCGGCGCAACGCCGTCGCGCGTGATGATGTCATACTCGGCCATCCACACAGCCCAATCGCCCGCGCTGCCGCCATCACCCGGGTATATTAAGTCTAATTCCCCGGTCTGTGTGCCGCCGTAGGGTCCAGTGCCACCCCCGCCGCTGATGAATCCTGGCATAGGTAACATAGTTTCCGTGGAAGACAATGTCGGTCCGCCGGTTAGAGCGCGCAAAGTATTACGGTTCATTGCCGTTCGATCCTCGCAAGCTTTCCAAGCGGCGACCTTTTGCATTTCGCCGGCTTCAACCGCCGTAAGGACTCGATTGATATCCTTCATGACCGCATGCCCCTTGACCGTCAAGACCATAATCCGCTTGGCCACGTTCAAGAAGTTCGTCACGGTTGGTCCGCCAAGCAAGATTTGGGATAATCGGGACTTGTCCACGTCTTTCAAAACGGCCGCAAACAGTAGGGCCACATCGGCAGTGTCCGTTTCGATCCAGAACGGATCGGTCATGCGCGCCTTGTCAATGGCGCCCTGCAACAATGCCAAATGCCCGAGTGCTCGTACGGCTTCGGCGCCCCCGGCCTGTTGGGCCAAGTCCGTCATCACTTCGACCGCGCCGGCTGCAAGCCAGCACACCCGGAGATCTCGGTTCTCATTGCTCACGTCGACGACGGCACCTGCCACTTGTTGCCCAAGAGAACCGAGCGGTATTTTGCCATCGTTTGGAACAATGCTACAGGCCCCAAGGGCCAGCATGCAAAGTCCGATGAAAAGTGCCTTGAATGTATTCATGATTTTGTCTCCTTGTCGGATTGAGGTGCGCGTTCCCCTGTATCGAATGCAGGGTGTTGCACAATTGGCGCCTTTGTCGTAAAGCGCCGGATTACGTTGACCAATGCCGTGGAAACCACGCCAAAGGCTGCTGTGAGGGCCGCATACTTGATCTCTGACAAGTCAGGCGGAACGAACTGCCACGATTCGCCGTAGGTCATCCAGATCGTTGAAATCGCCAGCCCGACACTGCCGGGGGCAATCTGATCTTGTAATTGTTCCTTGTTCATTTCAATTTCCTCCACCAGAAGTCGTGGCCAGGCCATTCTTCTGAAATCCATATGTAGTTGCCGCGCTGGCGCTTACGCCAGAGGCTCTCGGTACGGTTGTCCAGGATCACTGCGTCGCCATCGTCTAGATACACCAAGAGGACGCAATGGTAAACTTGGCTCAACCCAATTTGGCAAATAGCCAGGCGCAACGCCCCGCGGGGGTAGCCCCGCGCCACAAGAGCTTGTAACTTATGGACGGCATAGTCGTCACAATCCCCAACACGGAATCCGTTGACCAATTTCCACGGCCCCCAGACGTCCTTGCCCGGGTCATCTGCCACATACATGGCAGACCGGTTGACTTGCTCAGTTACCTCGGCCAATGCCCACTTCAAATGGGATGAATTGGCCAACCCATCCGGGCGCACCTTCCACATTGAAAGATGTTGGTAGCGAGGCAGCTTCATCATTTCGCGATAACCTTTCGGCGCCCATGCGAAGATGGGCGTCGCGATGCCAATGGCCTGTGCTAACGATGGCATGATGTATTCCTATTCCCTAGCTACTTTAGAAGTTTACACGTCCCACGGCTAGAACGCAAGCCTTATTTAGCTCGCAGCCTTCCGCGTGTACTCGATCCAAGCCGCCCGGAGCCTCACGGCGTCGGTTCCATGTGCGCCGGGCACCAGGGATATGTTGAAATATCCTAAAGGCCCACCAGAGATGTCGGCGTTGGCTATCGTGACGATCAACTCCGCCGCTGTCACAGACAGCGCCGCCGTGGGGCCACCCATCTCCGTGTCGCCGGTCTTGTCGAAGACTTGCACGTCGACCGTCGGCGTGTCCGCCCCACCGCTCATGTCCATAATGAGGTGGATCGTCACATCCACCGTCTCGTCAAGGTCGGGCGGCATGGGGAACGTCGGGAACTGTACCTCGTCCACGTTGCCGAGCGGCCAGTTGACGACGAGGGCCTTGTCGGTGGCCAGATTAACCCGCTTCAAAGACGGCGTGGTGTCGGCTGCAAGTATGCCGCCCGAACCTTTGGCGGCGCCGTCGGCCGCGTCGCCGATTTCGTTAGCGGTATCCACTCCAATCTCTCGGAGGGATGTGATGTCGAGTGCTTGGAACCCCTTGCCAGCTATGAGCGTCCGAAGTTCCGCCATGGTGAACTTCGCGCTCGTCCCACCATCATTGGTATAGCCCTCGTCGCCGTCGGTGAGCGTGGCGGAGGGGAGCGCAGACAGTTTCGTATCTACCGCGTAAAGGGGGTACGGCGCAGTCGCCACGAGGGCGAGCAGGAGCGCCGCAGTGCAGAGTCTCTTGAGCATTGGTCTCGTCTCCTAGTCTGAAGGTGAAGTTATTGAATCTGTCACCGCGCCAGAACCACCTTCCATTGTGAAGTTCTGTGCGGTTCCTTTATTCGTCCCAGCGTTCCATACCGCAGCATCTCCTTGGAAAAAGATAACTGGGCCAGTAGCTGTGGGTAATTCTCCATTGTTACCAAGAAATACCGGCTTCCCCGCAACGCTCCTGAATAGGAGGCGATTTGCTGCCATACTCAAGTCGATATATTGGTTGGGCGCGAACCAGAAGTCTGCAAGGTTTTCTTTTAAATTGTTCAGGTCAGTTCCCTCTTGCGAGCCCACAGCATGATTTGTTCGTTGAAAGATGATGTTATCATTCACATAAGTTGTCCACGTTGCATCACTGACGCCATCAACATACAAATGCCTTTTACCTGTATCAGTAAGGTCGAAACTGATTATGAAATGGTGCCAAGATGTTGTATCAGTAATAGCTGTGGTAGTTTGTGCATCTATTCTACTTCCGCTAGAGACAACTCTTATTTGGTCACTCGACCAGCGTATTTCTAATCGTGCCCCTTGGTTGTGGTAGAATCTCCCAGCAGTCCCTGAAGCTGGCCTCCTAAACCAGAAGGAACAAGTAAACAATTTACCGTCGCCCATATTAGGGCCGGTGAGAGAGCCGTTGCTCTCTACCCTGTCTTGATCAAACTTCACGCCAGTCGTGATGTAACCTGCTGGCGCAGCCTCACGACTCATGGCAACTCTAAGTGCTGATGCAAACATTATGTGAAGTCCAATCCACCGAGGAAACCGTCCCAGGTACTACCGCCGTCAAGTGTGATGAAGGAAAGCCAGTCAACATCGTTCGCCCCCACACTCAATGACGGCACTATTCCTCCTGCCCATGCGACTTCCGCAGGGAATGTCGAGGTCCATCCTCCTGTTCCATCTTGGACAACCCTCAAGGAGAAACTTCCTGCGCTACCACTCGCAGGAGGATTGCTAAAGACATAGGTAGTGTCCTCTGTAAGAGTAACATCAAACACATTACCATTTTCAAGATCGAGTGTCAGCGTTCCTGCTACACTTGAAGGACTTGTAAAGGTCTCCCCGTAATCTTTCAACTCCGCCTGCGTAATCTTCTTGTCGACCCAGTCGAAGTTCCCGGTCGCCGGGACCGAGCCGTCCGCCTTGAGGGCGCCCGTCTCCAGCGCGTCGTCCGCGACTATGGTGATCTCTATGCCCCTCACGTGGATCGTCTTGGTGGCACCAGATGCTATATCAACCGGTGGAGTCGCGCCCGTGACTGTATCAATCGTGGTCGCCTGGGTCGAGGCGTTCTCGAAGGCGACCCGTATGTTCCCGTCCGGCACGATGATGGTGGTCGCTGCGCCGGGCGAACCCGTCAGACGGATCAGACCGTTCTCCAAGTAAAGGTCGAGGTTCGCCTGGGGTGTGTCCAAGTTGAACGTGCCGCCCGCTCCGACGGCGAGGACCGAGGTCTTGTTTTGGGAATTGTCCAGCAACGCATCCAGGAGATTGGAGGTGACCTCCTTATCGTCCTGGCCCTCTGTGACTGTCCCGCCATCCGTATGCGCGCCTCTGTTTGGAAGTACCATTATTTTTCCCTACTTCATATCAAGGCCAAGGACAAAAGCATCCCACGTCGTTCCGACATCTACAGTCACGAATGAATAGATATCCTTAGCATCCGGGTCCAACGTTTGACCTTCTGTGGAGGTTAATTCAAGAAGCAGCACACCAGTTCCATCTTCGAGTAACAAACTGTCCACTCCGTTCTCTAGCAGTAGCTTATCAGAGAATTTACCCCATGAAACGGAAGCGGGCCATGTAATTGTCCAACCTCCTGTGCCATCTTGTTTCGCGAAGAGTGTGAAGGAACCAGAGCTACTTGGAGGATTACTAATAGTGAGCGTTGTTACGTCTTCCGTGAGGGTAACTTCAAATACATTTCCGAGAGATAAGTCTAGGACGAGTGTTCCACTCGAACTCGACGGCGCAGTTCTCGTAAGTGCTGTATCCTTAAACTCGGGTCGGGCGATCTGGAAATCGGCCAGGTCTATGTCGCCGGTCGGGTCCACCTGCCCGGAATGCAGGAGGGCTCCAACCTGAAGGCCCACGATGCCCAGGACCGTAAAGTCTGTGCCGCGCAATTGCAGCAGCACTGTCGTCCCCGACGTGACCGAGGGGGGTGATGCTGCCCCCGTGGCGCTCTCAATCGTCGCCGTCTGACTGGTAGCGTTCTCGAACTCCATCTGCTTGTTGCCGTCGGCCATCTCTATCGTGAAGCCGGCCCCCGGTGTCCCGGTCAGGCGCACAAGCTGCGCGGCATACCGCTGAGTGACGGTAAGGACGATGGTGCCCCCGGCCGTGCAGTCGACGTCAATGACGTCATTGTTGCTCCATCCAAGGAGTCTGTCGCGCACGTTCGAGATGATCTCGCGCCACAGACCCGTCGCAGGCATATCGACCGCGCCATCTGGGTGGGGAGATAGGTTCGGGAGCCCCATTCTAGCCCCCGATCAACGTCTGTTCAATCGAGAAGCCCCGGCCAACTCCGCCCAGGCTGATGGGGTAAATCTTGAACGTGACCGTTGTCTGAGGTGATCCAAAGTCCACACTCTGATCTGCATCGTCATAGAAAAATTGATGGCTTGCGCCGGTAACAACCGAGCCGTTTGCCGATGCCGTTGACGTGTAAGTGGCCAGGACCGTACCCCCAGGGCCGCTCAGTATATCGACCTCATAATCAAAGGTGCCAGGAGCAGCGAGTCCTTGTAGGTTGCGCCATCGTCCGTTAATGCGATTGCGCCACGTCCAGTTAACAGTCCAGTCGTTTGCGGTGATTGAACCATTTACATGTACGGGTGCCCATGTCCACTGGGACTTACCAAGCACCGTTCGAATCTTTCGCAGCGCCTCGCTCAATGACCCGCCTCGGGTGACGCCTTTGTAAAAGAACGGATCTCCCTGATCAGACAAGTCCATTGCTTTACGGATGAGCGTATCCGCGGAAATCACAATCACACGTTCCTCGGCGATGTGGTTATCTATCTCGCCTTCTGTGCCGCCTCGGCCGCGTAACAAGGTTGAAACAGTAAAGGAGCTATTCCCATTATCAACCGAGGTAACATAGCACAAAAGCTCGTTTCCTACAAGCAAAAGTCCAGCACCGTCCAAGGCAAGAGCCTCGGTCGTTGATGGCAAAGTACCACGCGACATTGTGATAGTGATTGATGTATCCCGGTCCCATACCCCAGGGTCTGCGTCAGCCGGGATAGTTGTCGTGAAGCCATGATCAACCGCACGGGAGCCAGGGATAAAGGCGAATGGCGCATAATCCATACCATCAAGGGATCGAAAGATTTCTTCACCTTTCCATCCAGTAGAATTATTGAACGGTCCACCGCCAACATACACCCCAAAGCCGTCATCCTGGTCACGGAGCAATGAGATATCCAGGATAAAGAATTGAGACGCTGCAGTGTTGCTGATCGTCTGCCCCGGGATCTCGCCACTGAATCCAGTGGCCACACTGACCAAGTCTCGCGGGTCATCTGCCGATCCTCGAATCTCAAGCACGTTGTTTGCGCCTTGGTCAATTTGCCCAATGACCATTTGATGTGAAAGGCCTTCAGCCTGGACCGTAATTACATCAGCCGGACTTAGCTTGAGCCATTTCTGGGATGTGCGGATTACGACTGGGAGTCGCTTGTTCCAAATCTGGTAAAGCAACGTCTCAAGTCTCTTGGCTGCATCGGTGTCCGAGATAAAAGTACCGGGGAAAGATAGGAACCGGCGTCGCCTGGAATTGGTTGTTGTCCTCGGCCACTTCGCGACTTGAATCTGGGCTTGATATTCCCGTTTTTCACCTGCCGATTCCATCTCAAGGACTTCAGGCAATTCAATTTCGCTGATAATTTCCTCAACTAACTTGTCCACTTCAACCCGCACATCTCCATCATCCCCAGCAGCCAAATCATCCTCGGGGATGGTGGCAATGGAAGCTGTGCCCAATAGTGGAAACTTTATTTTGAAATCCTCGCTAATGGGATTGAAGAAGAAGAAACGTCGCAATGGGTCGATTGCTGTATTCGCTGCTACGCGCTGCGCTATAAGGTAACCGTGAAGTTGCTGCGTTAAGTTGGAAGTAACAAATTGGGGAAGCTTGAGGCCAATGCGCAAACAGATGAAGTCCACAATCTCCTTAACGGTGATAGGGTCGCCAGTCTTGCGGTCAAAGTACAACCAATGAATCTCAAGGCTTACGTCCTCTCGTTTCATCATGGCATTGCGGCTTTCGTCCATCATGCCACGATGAATCGCGCTACTTGGTAGGCCCCAATCACCGGCAGGTGACCATATTCGCGGTTCAGCCGACATGGAATGGACGTTGTATTCCTGGAAACCACCAAGCGTGGCCCCCACTTGGATGTACATGGTCCCGTCGCTGTTTGGTCCATTCCAAAACACAGAATCGTTTTTGTCGCCACCGGCATAGGTGAACGAGTCATCCCTGGCATCAATAACATGACTATCCAAACCCCAACGCACCATTCCATTAGTCACATTTCCAAGGATCAAGCTATTTGTGACAGGATCATATGTCATTAGGTCGAAGGTTTCACCTGTGATTGTGTAAGTCTCAATCGGCTGACCTGAGCCAGGATTGATTCGGTTTAGTTCAGTGTCCGCTCCATTTTCAGCAGCCGTCCACAAAAAACGCTCACCATCAACCACTATAGTATCTATATGCTTAAGCGGACTGTAGAAATTGATGCACCCTCCACCGCGCTCAAGCAAATTGTCTATTGCAAAGACCCCAGTTTCCGCCGTAGCACTAAGCGTATCACGTTGACAATAGATCATCTCCCCAATGAGATTACCCTCAGGCGACCTTATACCACCAAAAACACGGGCCTTAGACCAGTTGAGACTTCCCAAGATTTTAGCATCCGTGAATGGATCTCGAAGCTGCGCACTTTCTAGAAGTTGATTCAAAGTTTCCCCACTGACCTTTGTGATCCGCCCACCCTTCTGTTCTGGATCACCAAAGCCATCTCGGATGCGATAGAAATTTCCTTCACCATCGACGCACGGGAACTGAGGCTCACCGCCTCCAAAGCCCCCTTTTTTCAAAATCTGTTGATTGGCATTGCTAATGCGTGTTTGTTCACTTGTAAGAAAGGACTGTTTACCGGGCTGCCATTCCCACTCACTGTTTCCACCAGGCGCACCGGTTAATGTGGTGATTGGAAGAATCTCGGTTGCCTTCATCGCAATGAGTACTGTGATCTGCGGAGGCAATCCCCCGGAATCATCCAACGGGTAGTTTTGGAAGAAGGCACCAACGATCCCACGATAAGCCGGCGTAGCATTTACACCCTTGTCAGCTTGCTCGGTCGGATCGGGAAGCTGCGTCTCTGTGCCAAGATACAGGCGAATCGCATTAACACCTGGTGCACGTTCGAGTCGCGCTAAATCAATGATAGGTTCGGTCGTATTTGTTGCATCATAGATTAAAACACGATTCATCCAAATCTTGAGGATTGCATCGGCAGGGCCTTCACAGAAATTGGCCCGGAATGAGCCGGTATAGGTATAGGAGCGAGACGTCTGGGTTGGGCCCATCTTGCCACCCAATTCCTCAGTGATCTCGTGTTCAACAAACCCCGGATAATAGGATATAATGCCGCCAACCACAAATTGGCCGAAACCAATTGGAATCGGGGTGCCATATGCAGCCACCATTCTTTTGTTGGGGTCTAGACGCGAGCCCACAATGTCGGGCAGTATTTGTGGAAACAGGATATTTCCTAACAGCGTTCCGCCTATGAAACCTGCCTGTGCGCCGAACGCGGCTGCACCAAAAGGACCACCAATGGCGAATCCTATGGCAGCACCAGCCAGTCCCAGTCCCAATCGGCCAATAGTACTAGAGTCCCCAGACTCATCTGACCATATATCCCTGAGGACATTGAGGATATTCATCGGTCCAAATCCTCAATGCGGAATGCCATCGTTGGAATCCAGCCAGCCGGGAGGCTGGTTTTCATCATTCTCCTAGCATCGCGATCAGCGTGGAAAAATTGCAAGGGCTTGAGGCTGGCAATGAGGGCAATGTGGTCTGGCCGACCATTGAGGCGGAACAGTAACATGTCGCCTGGGATGGCATCTTGCACCATAATAGGCACCATATGCTCTTGCATCGCATCGACCATCATGCGCGGAGTTAAGGGCCTTGGGAGCATAGCCAGTGGTGTTCCAAGCGCCACAAGTTCATTATATCCACCCATCTCACGTGCCACGCCGATAGGATAACCGATGCAGTTCGCACCTTCACGTGTCGAACCAACTTTGCGCCACGGCACCTCGTCATCAACCCATAATTGGGCAATGCGAAGAAATTCATTACGCGCCGGCAACGGGGGGTCTCACAATTTTGTTAGTGCCTGGCACGTGAGGCCAACCACGGTAATTGTTGATGTTGAAGAATCCTCCGCTACATCGGCCAATGCTCTTATCGCAGCCTGCGCTTAGGTTGAGATCTTCTCCAACTGTAATGGTGAAAGGTAAGGGCCGAGCAAAAAGGATTGTACCTGTGGCTAAATCCCAGTCTTTGACCGCGGATCGCAACGCGAGGTTAGTGTTGGGGCCATCGATAAACTTGGCAGTGCCCTCACGCAAATGAATGTCTGGGGCATCCGCCGCTGGGCTCATTGTGATTGTAATCTCACTCTGATCCACCACAGTCGCCACGGTCCCGACCAAACGGTTAGCGTGCATCGTGGTCCACTCAACGCCGCCCGTCTCCGTAGTCACGTTGCCAATGGTCAAATCCCACGTTGGCTCACTTGCATCGGTTGTACCTCCCTTGGTGCAACGAAAGATTCGATTCTTATCGGACGCACCTGTTGGACTTACATAATCTCCGATGCTGGCGTCGGCAGTATTAGTTTCGGTAACGGCCGTTGTTCCCTGCCAATTGGTTGGAACTTCAATCACCTTGCACTTACTATCGAATAGGTCTACAGGGCACTCCTCAACGACAATATCGCCAATCTCATTCAGGAATAATTCAAGCAGATCGCGGAATTCTGCAACAAACAAATTGTCGTGGATGCTGATACGTCCAAGGAAACCGGTTTGGAGTTTGATCTCTTTATGTGTGAGGTTTTTCCAATTGACTTGGAAAATCCATACCTGAGCAAAGTCGTAGCGCTCCGCGCGAATATCTTCCTTGGTGATAGTGGTGCTTTCAATGATGCCTTGGATTTCCATATTGCCGACTTTGAAATCGGCCGTACTCTCCAGGGCAGTGCGATTGAAGCCGGTATCTGACTTATAAATGAGCAAGCCGTCACTTTCACCATCGTCGACAAGGTCAAACGGCACATCAATATCAAGTGATGTGGCAGCAATGATAACACCATCGGTGCGCTTGAGTTTCCAACACGTCGTCATCGACGTGGTGATCCCTTGCATGTGGGTATCAAGCGTCGAATCGATTACCTTCATTGTTTTTCTTCCACGAGCGGGATATTTTGCCAGGAGCCCCGCCGGAACATGAGCAAGTTGAGTTTCAATTTGTCCGTATCGAATCGCATTGGAATATCGAACTCAAGGGCCACCTGAATATCGACACCCACGGCCGGCCAAAATCCGGCGAGCCATGTAATGATACCCGTGGTAAGATTGACGGTGTAATGTGTGTTTTCGGTCTGGACGACATTGTCCTTGAGCACAATAACGCGGCCACTGACAAGGTGTGTGATTGGACGGTCATAGTTGATACCACCATCACTGTACCGTTTGAAAATTGAATCTGTCTCACGGAGCAACGTAATTGTGACGCTGGCTCCGGCACCCTCATTCACAATACCACTGGGCACTGTAATAGTGCCGGCCGATGTGGTACTGATTAGGAAAGTACCATCGTTGCTTGCGCTCCCGGAAATCTCGATGTAGTCAGCCGCAAGGAATTTCTCTAGGTCGTTCCCGCTGTCCGAAATAGTGTCTGTCGCTGTAAATGAGATCGTCGAAGCCGTAAGTGTGATCGACGTGCCACCGGTTGCAACGGACTGATTATCTGTTGTGGGATTCTGCCAATCCCCGATCTTGAAGTCCGACCAATCCTTGAATCGAAACGTGTGGGCTTTACCCTCGCGCGTGTAGAAAAAGGCCAAAAGGCTGTCGATGGTTGCCTCAAGGATGACACTGTCTTGATCCATCAGGCCATAGCCAATATCGAATTCAGCGCGTGTCCGCGCCCAATCAATATTGCGTTGCTCTTTACCTGAGCCCAACGGAGTAACAGTTGTTTTGAATCCTGGCCCGCCAAGCGCGCCGCGTTCTACGTCAACTGGAAGCCTGGTATCATGGAACGCCATTAACCTCTCCCTCGCGCAGCGGCAATCCCACTGCCTGCTTGGCCCATGATCTGATGGCGACTGCGGTTAAACCCGCCGACGTCCGGCGATTCAATGTTCCAAATTTGTGTGATGTTTCCACCTTCCTGTCGCGCTTGCTCTGGCGTTCGTACAGACACTTCTTCGCCGCGGGTTGCCTTGAATTGAACTAATGTTCTATCTATGCCGCCTGGCCCTCCAACGGTGAAGTCTCCGCCATGTCGGAAGGATGGGCCTAGGGGGAGCAGAGCCGCGCTGGCCCCGGCGCTGCCGGCGCCGGTCAGTGGAGCAGCGCCGCCTCCTAAACTAAACAGGCTCTCTAAGAAGCCCCCACCCCCTCCACTTGCAGCAATGGTTTGAAGGGATAAGGCTGCGGCTTCGGCTGCAACGGCAAGCGTTGTTAATGATGTTGTCGCGGTTACCGTTGCCGCTGTCTCGGTTGCGGTGCCAATCGCGGCCTCTAAGGTGCCCTTTACCAGATCCGTACCAAGAGCCGTTGCCGCTGGCAGTGCCGCGCTTGTTACATTCTCAATTGCCGGTGCGGCGTTTGTTAAAGCCTGCGTAACGGTATCTGCCGCTGTGCCTATTGCGGTCAACGCAGGGTCGACGCTAAATCCGCGACCTCCAGGATCTGAACCTGCTGGTGGTAAAGTGTCCTCAGACCCGAAGAACTTATTGAACAATCCCTGTAAACCCTTGGTCGGATCTTCATCACCGATACCAGTTTTGCCTAAGCCAAGTAAGTTGGCCAATGGATTGACGATGGCCCCCTGGATTGCCAAACGGGCCAGATCTGAAATGATGCTATTGATGAGGCTGGCAAAATCCAATTTGCCCGTGGTGACGAATTCGGCCAATGCATCACCGGCACCACGGAAAGCATTCGTGAGCACAGATTCAATCCTTGACGCAAGGTCTTCCGAGTCACGTCCCATCTTGAGGAACGAGCGCTCGATGCCGGATACAAGGTCTGTTTGTTGATCAAGGAACGCAATGCGCGCGTCGCGCATGGCCTGCGTCCGTTCCTTCTCGGAAAGTGCAGCCGTGGCCATTGAACCATTTAGCGCATCGATAGCATGCTTATAATCTTGTACCGGCCCAAGGATATCCTCGATCACTTCACGCTGATCTCGGAGCGCCTGATTCTCACGTGCCAAATTCTCGATGAGTAGTTTATGTGCGGGCTGGAGTGCGTCATCGGCAGCAGCCTTGGCATCAAGCAGCACTTGTTGAATCTCGCGTTCGCGGTTAGACACCTTGAGCAGGTCCGCTTCTTGAATTAAGGCTTGCCTAAGTTCCTCTAACTTTGGCGGAAGCGCCTTTGGGTCACGCCCCGAACCATCGTCGACGACTAACCCCTTTCCGGCTTGAACGCCACGAAGCCTTTGTAATGCTGCGTCCAGATTCTCCACGTGGGCAGTCAAAGTTTTCACGGCTTCGGAACCAGGAGCCAAAAATTCCGTGATTAGAAGCTGGTCCGAAATCCGAGTTTTCAATTCCTCAATGGTATCGATGAAGGCGGTAAATTCATCGCCGGTCAATTTCCCATTCTTCGTGGCTTTTTTCAAAGCCCCTGCAATTTCCCCAATCTCTTCCGAAAAGCCTTGGATTGCATCGGTTGGAATCACAATATCCTTGAAGAAACCTACAATTTGCTCCTTCATCTTCTCAAAAGTTTCCGCGATGTCTTCACCATTTGCCTTAGCGATAGCGGCCAAAATGGCAAATGCAGCAATTGCTGCCGCAGCCATTGCCGGAATAATGCGTGCACTAAGCAAAGTCATCGTAACAACCAACTTTTTAAGTTGACTGATGAGGATGGCAATGGCTCCAACGACGAGCCGTCCCAAGATCACAGTGCCCATGATGGTTAGGGCCTTCGCCAACATGTCCGCATTATTGGCAACGATGCGCAAGAACTGCGCAGTCTTTTCGAGCAACGTACGTAACCCGGATGTTCCCCCCTCGTCTCCCAGTTCAAGGATCACACCTTCAAAGGCAGACTTCACACGTAGCAAAGCGCCATTAAGGTTATCATCCATGACCTCGGCCATCTCTTCAGCAGTGCCAGCGGCTTCCCGATTCAGTCGGGCCAGTTCCTTGAGACGTGGCAAACTATCAATCAGGATTAGGAGATTATTCGCTTGTCGTATACCGACCAATTCATATGCTTGTGTCAATCCAATGTTGGCCGCACGGAGCGTCTCAAGAACTGGAATAAGCCCGCGGGATTCGATGTTGACGTCTTTTAGGCTCAGATCAACGGCCTTAAGAGATTTCTTGGCAGCACCTGCACCAGCGAGCAATTTGATGAAGGATGTACGCAAGCCTGAGCCGGCTCGCGTACCCTGAATAGCAGCGTCAGACAGTACACCAATCGCAGCCGCGGTCGTCTCAACGGAAACACCCAAGGCAGCCGCGGCCGGCGCCGCAAAGGACATAGCGTCACCAAGCTGTTCGACATTGGTATTAGACTTAGATGACGTTTTCGCGAGCACATCAATAACACGATTCATGGAATTGGCTTCCAATCGGAAACCCTTTAAGACGTTGGATGCAATATCTGCAGCCCGCGCCACATCAATCAATCCAACTTGCGCAAGGTTGAGTGTGCCCTGAATTGTTTGCAAAACCTGATTTGCATCGAAGCCCGTACGGGCAAGAAATACCATTCCCTCCGCTGCCTGTGTCGCGCTGAACCGGGTTTCAATACCAAGTTTCTTTGCTCGATTACGAAGCGCATCGAAGGCGGCACCTGTCTCCCCCGTGATAGCCTTAATCGTCGACATGGACTGCGAGAAATCCGCAAGCGTACGAATGGTACTGCGTAGAATCAGCGCCCCGCCGAGCGCGCCCAGAGCGGAGCGGAGGAGCGACACTCCACCCTGAGCGGCTCGTGACGCAGTCCCGATCTTCGCGATATTACGCGAAACGCGCCGGGAACCGCGTTCACTGACGACAATGTCCAGACGCTCTACGGCGATGGCACACCTGCCTTTCGATTAGAGGGTTCGGCCATTACTTAAAAACCCTCGTCTTAGCAAGTACCGCAACTGCTGCCAATACAGCAAGTTGAACAAATCCAGCCGGTGCCTGAGACGATGACCCCTCATTCAATTCGTTAATGTAAGGAACATTATTCGACAAAATAATGTCCACACGCTTTTCGCGTGCCCGAATCAGTGTATTGTTCCGTGCAATAGTGGCTGCTCCGTCTATGTCCTCGGCATCAATCTCCTTTGTGATTGGTGCGACTAACCCAATTTGCCAATTCGCGCGTGCGTGTCCTGTCTTGACCGGGGTCTCTAGTATTACAACCTGGTTAATAACTAGCGCTGCGGACTTGACAGCGTCCGACGCGCCCGACTCAACTTGCCGAGCGCGTCGTCGAATCCGTCTTGCAAAAATCTCTGGACTCGCCATCAACCGTTGCCTTTATTCTTCTCACGGTGCCATTCCACATACCAAGCATCAAGTGCTTGAACGCAGTAAATCAGGTCTATCCGCTGATCTCCAATTACTCCAATTCGGTCGCAGTAATCATAGATCGTTAACCACGGAATCCGCCCCATCGACATGCTGTTGAGGCGGCTTGAGTCTAAATCCATGAAGGCTTGCATATACAAGCCCAACCCCATATCAAGCTCCGGCGCGTCGCGGATGCTGTTCGGATAAGGTTGTTTCGTCTGCAAGCAAGCCCTCAAGATTGCCTGTTCATGCGGTCCTTGCTCCAGTGTGTACTGGAGGACCGCGATTAGTTTCCCGTGTCTGCCTCCTGATACTGAATCAGGTACAGTGCCAGCTTCTCCGCATCTTCCTTGAACCACATGAACAATTCCGGCAAATCGATCATCGCCTGGACCACGTTGTCACGGGTGAATGGAACCAGCTTGATGGGGTCACCCGCCTTCTTGGACTTGGCCTCGATGCCAATTTCCCATTCGCCCTTGGCATTTTTGGTTTCCCAATGGAGGACGATTGAATCAGCATAAACCTCGCGCAGGATCTCGATGGCCACGTCATTATCCATGGTCCCGGTTTTCCTAGCACGTTCATGTGGCTTCGCCCGAGCGTCCAAAAGCCTTTCATATTTCTTGTTAGACCCGCCAGCACGGGCCAATGTGACACGGAACGAACCGTAATTGATCTCCACGCCCTTGGTCTCAAGGGCTTTGTCGGTTTCGAGTTGTTCATACATGCTCATGGTGTTGCTCCTCTGCAATTGGGGTTGACGCGAGGGCCATGTGACCCTCGCGTTTAGTGCCATCCCGATTAGGTGTCCAAGGAATCGGGCCACAATGGCCCGATTCATGGCCCGTTTAGATGTCCGCGGAATCGGGAAGGAAGTCGAAGAACACGAACATCGCGACATAATCGAGGGTAGAATCGATTATCGCCGCAGTGGCCGCGGTCATATCCAACGGCAACGTGATTGCTTGGTCTTGCACAACGTTCAATCGCGCATCGCCCAAAGTGATCAGCGGCAAATCAAGCACGAAGCCCGCTTTGCTCCCTGCTACACCCTTGACACATGCGAAGTCGAGGGTCACATTGGCATTGTCCTTGACCGCTTCAATCGACGCCACACTGGCGAAGTACGCAGTAATCGACCCGCCGATGTTCAGCGTGCCATGACTAATCTCGAAAGAGCCCAACGTGCCAACGGCTTTGTTCGGAGTCAGGTTTTCGTTGAACGTGATTTCGAGGTTCTGTGCGAAAGCGAACAGTGGAGTCGGCGCCTCGGTGCCGTCCACGTGTACCGCCAGCCGAATGCGACTAAAGTCGGACGAAGTGTTGAAAGCGTCCGATTCAACTACGGCCGGGCGCGTCCCGGTCTTGAGCGCAGTCGGCCCGTCAACCGTTGAACTGTCGCCGGCGATGAACGAAAGGTTGGCCATTAGCTTGCTCGCCGAAGGAATCGTAAGCGATGCCTCGCTTGGCACTGCGCCCTCGATATATTCGGCCTGAATCTCAGACGATTGAGCGTCATCGGGTTTGCCGAGTTGCCGCTCTAGCTGGTAGGTGCGCCGGAAAATGAGGTTGCTAGCATCGTTCTCATTCTTGAGCACACGGCCAAGGTAGATTTCGATGGTCTCATCACCGCCGGTCTCTGTGACCATTGCCAAATCAGACTTATCGAATTCCAACCGTGCCGCAACAACCGTGCGTACCCGCTTGAAACCGTTGTTTGCCGCGGTATCGAATAGGCTTGCCGCAAGCTCCCCACCGATGTAGACCCACTCACCTGGGATTACGCCCAAATCGGTGAAGTCCGTTGTGGTGGAGGTAAGTGCCGGGAATGTACTGGCCACGTCCACATCAATGTCATTGGCGTCGCACTGGAAGCCAACTGTGGTCAACGTCGCTGCGGCATTCGGAGTTGCATCCAGCACCAAGTTTTCTACGACGGTGATGATGTTATCTGCAACGGAGGAAACGACAAAGTTGCCATTGTTCCCAGCGTCGTCGTTACCCTGCATGCGAACGATATCGCCTGCACCCCAGACCAAGCCATTACCATAGGTCAGGGTCAAAGTGAGAGCATCGTCACCTGAGCCAGTGATCTTCGTGGTAGCAGCCCCCGCGCTGGTATCCGTGTCGGTGCGGCCTTCAAGGCCACCCGAGAAGCCGGTGAAGGTCAAAGCCACGGTATCCACAAGGCCACCAGTCTGTCCGGTCACCAAGAACCGAGCCAAAACCGTCGCATTCGCGTCAGTGACTTCGACGAGATCACCGTCCGCGTAGCCAGTGCCCGCCACCACCACGACAGCGGAGAGCGCCACGCGACTGTCAACGGTGATTGTGTCGGTCGCCGTGGTAATGCCGGTGATCGAATAATCCTCGAACCCGCCGGTTATACCCGCCCGCCGGGGCTGACGGTCGTCTCCGACGTCATTCTTGCGCCGGAAGTCGGCAAACATGACACCTTCCCACAAGTCTTGCAGGCTGGTTTGCGTCACGTCAAAGGTGTAGCCGCCGGATGCGTCCAGGTCCGTGACCAGACCCTTCTTCGGCATACGGCTCGCGTTGATGGGGTTACGAGCAGTCGTTACGATGCTTCCACCGAAATCGTCGTACTCGTTGGGCTCCATCGGCAGCCAGATCGGCGTGCCAGGGAGCACCTTGAAGCTCAGTTCCTCTGCGACTCTCAAACCAGTCGCGTTGGAATCGATTTTGTTGACAGCCGCCATGGCAATGTCTCCTATTTGATCTCGTCGTACACGAATTCAACGACGACATTGAACTGATACCACTCGTCACTCGGTCCAACCTCGACGATACGAACATTGCGAAACCACACGGCAGAGGCGGTTGCCTTGCCTTCGAATGCATCCGCAACAGTTTTCCCGAGGGACCGAGCCAACGATAGGCCGTTGCCGTTCGGAATAAATATCGACACAATCATAATCCCGTGCCGAATGTATTTTATTTTATTCAGCGCACCTGTAAGACTCTGTCCGCCTCCTGGGGCATGCCGAATTGAAGGTCGCGCCCATGCTGCTTGGGCAGTAGGAACCGCGCCCCTCACGTTCTCATAGACTGCTATCAGGCTCGTGGTATCCCATGCCGTTTTGAAGAAGGCCAACATCTCGTCCGAAGCCGTCTCTTGCGTTGCAGCCATTAGCGGCCAACCGCCACATATGCCAGAGCATTTACAGTGCCTGGCTTGAACACTTCAACGTGACCGATCTTCCAATAAATGATTCCGTCAAGCACCTCTTGAAATTCTTCAACATTGACCGTGCCCGGAATCACCAACATGATCTGCTCGGCGCGAGGCACAAGATCCGTGGACTCGAACGAGATGCCCAACTCGGCCAGGCTAGACGGGTTGAAAAACAGCGCATCAAGCGTGGCCGTTGCAGCGGGCGTCGTACGTGCGTCTGTTGGACCTTCCCACGGCTGATTCGCATCGGCCAATGTGGCATTGTGCTTTATGAAAACCACCTCCCGCCCATTTTCTTTCACAAGCGCCGCCGCTGTTGCAAGGATGGGGGTCAGGTCAACCACGAATAACCCTTCCGCCTGGAATGAGATATCCCACCAGCAAACGATCCGCGGCGGGATACGGCTTAATCAATTGCGCCAATGAACCTGCATCCGAAAAGCGAGTCTCCGTTTCGATTGGTCCCACCTTCACTCGTGATCCCACAACAATTTGCCCTGTTGCATCAACGGTTGGATCTGGACTCAACTTGGTTCCAGCCACAGTGCGTACTGCATACTCGGCCGTCGCCTGCAACAGCTTTGTGGGCATGCCCAGCACCTGCAAGCCTTCCCGGTCAAACAGGTTAACACGGGGGAAGCTTAGCCACTGAGGCTCACCGGTATCCGACCCCCCGGCAAGCGTAGCACTGGCCCATGATGCCGCAGTAACGGTCTCTGTGGTGCCGACGTCGTTGCCAGGGGTGCCCTTGGCTACGGCTACGGCGATCATGCGGTCGCCTATGCCTTCCCCCGCCGTAATAGTGGTATGTGCCACGGTGCCTAGGCCTACGGTATCCCCCAGCTTGTCCGCCGTGGCCGCAATAGCATCGATCAGATTGATGATGGATGCTTCCACACTGGCACCGATCAAGACGCTATTTGCGCCGCCGAGCGTGGTGTTGTAGGTGTACACGATTCCGTCGATTGTGACTGTTTCTGTGTTTAAAGGTTGACCGGTAAACGTCAACGTCCCGCGCGCAACGGAGATATTCTGAAACTGGCGCCGCCCGAGGAATCGCTGACCAAACCGAGTCTCGATGTAATCGGTCGCAGCAATTACGGAGGCGTCCTTCTCCGAACCAGAGAATCCGCTCCAACCACTCTCATCGACGCGATTCCGTTCTACTAGGTAAGCATTCACCAACGCACTTGTCGTATGGGCATTGGCTCCCGATACCCCAGTCCCATCTTCCAAGATCAATGTCACAATTCTGCTCCTTTAGACCTTGGTGATGTCCTGGACGATGAGGCACTTGCCGATAATCAATGTTGCTTTGCCTCCACCAGCATCGATTTGCTCGATATCATAAAAATAGGTATCAGGCGCGATATCAGTGTCAGTTATAGTCGGCGCAAAAGAAATCTGTCCGTTAACGGCATCAACGAGCACTCCAGCGATTGTAAATTGCTGATTATCCGTATTCGCAGGGTCTTTCTCACTGTTGACGGTCAACTTAAACGAGAAACCCGAAACGTCAATGGCGATTCCGGCACTGTCCTGTCGGACGAAGCCCTTGGCATTGCTGTCACCCCGACCCCAGCAAATCGTCTTAGTGGCGTCCTTGGTCTGGTCAATTGCACAAGCCATGTTAAATCCCCGTATCCCCTCCAGCCCTCACGATGATGTCCGAAATGCCCGCCAGCACAATGCCCGCCGGGGACGGAACGCCAATGTCAGGATCATCAAGCAGTGCGATGAACTCCGCCACGAATAATGGACCAGCGAGAACCACAACCCCGGTTCCAGCCTGGGCCAAGGCGGCAAGGGTCTGAACGCCAGCCCCAATAAAGACTTGAACACCGTCTCCGTTCTGTACGAAATCGGCTAAAGTCTGGGCACTGATACCCTCGAAGCTTATACCACCAATGCCGCTTTGAGTCAAGCTTGAAAGGGTCTGACTACTTGCGGCGATGAAGATTTCAACCCCCATTCCCGCCTGAGCATAGTTAGATAGAATCGATGCACCAGCACCAACTGGTGCCATCACTCCAACACCGTTTTGAATAATATCCTGAAGGACTGAGGCGCCTGTTCCGATGATGATTTCACTACCGGAAGCGGCCTGTAACAATTCAGCAATAGTCTGGGCTCCAATCCCAGAAGGTATCATCACTACATCGCCAGCCTGTATAAATTCCGCCAATGTCTGCACAGACGCTGCAATGAAGAATATTTGCCCAGTGGCCGCTTGCGTGATTTGTGCCAGAGTCAACTCGCCCGTGACGGACGGGATCATCAAGGCAACACCAAATTGGAGATAGTCCAAAAGTAATTGGCTCCCGGCCACTGTAAAGATTTCTGCGGCGGAAGCTGTTTGTAAGAAATTGGTTAATGTTTGAGCGCCCACGGCCGTTGGCACCATATGGACAGCCCCGGATTGAAGGTAATCGCCCAAGGTCTGTGCGCCTGCAAGAGTAATCGTTTGGGAATGAGTCACATCACCGGATTGTAAATAGTCCGGGAGAATCAAGGTTCCAGTTCCGTCAGGGTGTATCAATCCTACGCCGGCCTGTTGCAATTCGGCCAATGTCAAGGCACTGGCCACTGCAAAAATTTGCGCGGCTGTAGCGGCTTGAAGGAAGTCAGCCAGGATTTGCCCGCCTATGCTAGATGGGAGCATTAAGGTCACACCGGCTTGTTGTAGTTCTGCCAATGTCAAATCGCCGGTCACTGTGAAGATTTCACTGGCCACGCCGGCCTGGAGGTAATCAAGCAATATTTGAGCGCCGACTGGTAAGAAAATTTGCGCAGCGCCCCCAGCCTGTTGCAATTCAGCTAATGTCAAGGCACCTACTGAGGATATCGCCAAAGAATGAGTCACATCACCGAATTGCAAATAGTCCGGTAAGATTAAGACCCCAGTTCCCTTTGGATGCATCAGACCCACGCCGGCCTGCAAGTAATCCTCCAACGTCTGACCACCGTCCACGGTGAAGATTTCACTGGCTGTAGCGGCTTGGAGGAAATCAGCCAGAACTTGGACACCCGTGCCGGCTGGAATCATCACAGTCACGCCGGCCTGTTGCAATTCGGCCAATGTTAGATCGCCGGTCACTGTGAAGATTTCACTCACTGATCCTGTCTGGAGGTAGTTCGCCAACGCTTGCGCTCCGTCCGGTATAAAGATTTGCACGGCAACCCCGGCCTGTTGCAATTCGTCCAATGTCAAGGCCCCAGCTACCGATGGGAGCATTATGCCATTGCCGCTCTGCAAAAAGTCGAACAGGCTTTGGGCACCTGTTGCAATGAAGATTTGCACCGCGGAACCAGATTGTAGAAAGTCCGCCAAGACCTGAACGCCCGATATAGAATGCGGATGCGCACCGACCCCGGCTTGAAGGTAGTCGTCTAGTGTTTGGTCCCCCGCTGCCGTGAAGGTTTCGAGCGATGTCGCCGCACCGGACTGGAGGTAGTCCGCAACCACTTGGGCTCCGGTCACCGTGAAGATTTGAACGGGCGAACCGGCCTGGAGGTAGTCTGCCAGCACCTGAGCGCCAACAATGTCCGGGTGCATGTGGGCTTGACCAGCCTGGAGGTAGTTGGTCAAAAGCTGAATGGCGGTTGCAATGAAGATTTGATTTGCCGCGCCTGCCTGGAGGTAGTCTCCCAGTGTTTGAGAGCCGTCTGCGGAATGAGGGTGCAAGCCTTGGCCCGCTTGTGTGTAATCGGGAAGCGTTTGGGCTCCGGCGCCACTCGGTGGTACCGCTCCCAGCACGATCACCCCGTACTTAGTCGTTCCAGCATCGTCGTAGACATAGAGAAGATCACTGGTGCCTACCCGACAGTTTATACGGTTGACCGTGACGGCATCGAGTTCTTCGTTGTCCGTTCCGCTTCCGCCGTCCACGTCATCGTAGTGGTACAGGTCTTGATCTACGCCGGCCGCCCCGCCAGCGGAATAAAGCAGATGCACATCTGTTGTGCCTTCAAGGGCTAGGCAGAACGGTGCGAATGGTGCCGCAGTCCTACCGTTACCAAAAACAAATTGTTGCCCAGTTCCTGTAGTTACCTCTATCTCTACTCGCGCGGCTTCGGCAGATGTTAATGGTACACCAAAACCATATATTTTAACCTCAAGTGCCTGTACCTTAGCCCACGTCCACCCACCAGACGGTGTGGCAAAATTAAAATATTCCCCCCAATCAGCGGTGTCCGGACTAGCAGACGGACCATTCAAATCCTCTCCTAATCCGTCTGTGAAAATATTACCCTTAACTATATCCAAAGCGCCTATCGACGCACCAAATATCCTTGCTCGAATTGATTTAATACTGTCGCCCGAAGCCGGGGCGGTTGTTCCTTCTCCGAAAAGGAAATTAGAACCAAGCCCTCCAAGTGTTGTTGTTGTCGCAAGTGTCGATGTTGAACCGTCAAAAGCATTTGCATCATCGGTCCAAACTCCATCAGTATCCGTAGGCCCGCCATCAGACGCATCAAAATAATATGTTGCTGTTGCTATATCGAGACTAACGGTCGGGCTCACACCGCTTGTCCAACTGGCAATAGTAATTCTATCGTCGCTATCGATGTAAGGAACGTAGATTTTGTTGGCGCTGTCGATGACGCCAAGGGCGACCAATAGAGTTGCAGTATCAACCTCCGCATCGACCTCGACCGCGCTGGCAATGGTGTCGTCCGAGGCGATGCTTTTCAGGTCAACATCGTCATTCGTCAGGTCGCCGTAAATCCAGGAAATCCGGTCCGAACTGTCCGGCCCAACAACAGAAACACCAGCATAGTCCGTGCTCGCTGTGCCTGCTGTGGCTTCGCCCTCGTTGATCCAACCCCCGCCCTGCTCGGTGAACACTCGCAGGGTTTCATCAGTCCCGTCGTTATACGCAGCAGCAAGAACTACATCGCCGTCACTTCGCAACGCAAGACTTACAGCAGGTTCTGCTGGTGCATTCTCAAAATTCGTATCCCCCGCAACTGCAACTTCCTCGTCTACCGTCGTCCAAGCATCCGTGCCAGGATCGAACACATGGTAGGCCACACGGCCCCCCCGTTGTTGTGTACCGATATGAAAATCGCCACCGAATTCGTATGCCCAATAAGAAACAATCTCATTCGCTGTGCCCAAAGTATATCGAGGAGAATTTGCACTATCTTGACTATCCCAATCCCCATCAGCAGGATCAGCCACAGTAGTCTTAACTACATGAAGCTGTAGGAAATCCGTTGTGGTGAGGACAATATACTTTGCCATCAGATTTCAAACGGTCCCGCGAAGAAGTTTTGGGTACCAAGTATTCCGTCAGAAAGTGCGGTGAAGGTTTCGCTGGGTTTTTCGTTGGTCTCAATAGCCCAACCCATAATAATATCGGCAGAGCCGTTGACGGTATTGATAGTAGTGGTGAACCCGCCACTATCAAAACTTAAATGGGAGTGGTCTTGCTCCACTGTTGCTGTATCGTCATCACGGAAGTCGATAACCCGACTGCGGAACAGATTGGCGGTGTCGGTAGTCACCGTGTTATAGGCATTGTAGAAGGAGTGACAGGTTTCCTCACCGCTGCCAGCGTTGGAGCTTATCCCCATCGGCCCAGCGGTAGCGTCCGAGGCAATAGTGCCACCAACCGAACGATCACTTATGGTACTCAAGCCCGTAAGTCCTAGTCCAACATACTGCGGTATGAAGCTCAAACTGAGAGAGGGCGACCAAGTTGCACCGCTCGTTGGTAGTGTTGTGTCGAAGACTGCCGCGCTTCGGTCACTCAAGTCTAAGGCGAGAGAATAGACCTCCATCCCCGCACCAGCACCATTGTCGCGCGTAGTGACTTCCCAAGTATCTGTTGTGTGTTCTAAATCTGTGACTTCCAAGCCCCAATCTTCACCACCAGCTTCTGTGATGATATTGAGCACTCGGTCATTGGTAATTTCTGCGTGTGGTGCGCCCTCAGTCGCATTATGATCGCTCGCCCAGCCAATCGACCGCTGCGAGAACGTCCAGCCGCCCCCATCACTCCCCGTCGCGTGGCAGACTCCGAAGGAGTTGTTGATTCCCGAACTGGCGCTGTCCTCGCCAGAAATATCCGAGCCGATGAAGAAGATCAGCTTGTCGTTGCCGTCCGTGAAGCCAGAGTGGGAGATGGTGGCCGTGCCATCGGCAGAGGAGTTGATTGCGGAGCTTTGTAGAGAGACGGCAAGATCGGCCCCGCCAAACATAATGACGGTGGCGAAGGAAACAAAAGTCCCAAGAGAATTAGTTAGCCTTACACCATCTGTTATTGCACTTGCAGTACCCCGTTTTCTTACTGTACCACTTGCAAGAAAGAGATAATAAGAGTAAGTATTTGATTTATAAGCATCACAATCTACTTTGCTGGAACTATTATCATCTTGGTGAGCAATACAATAATCACTGGTGAAATCACTAAATCCAATAGATGCTATTGACTCATCAAAAACTGAAGTATCATTAGTAATATCAAGTGTAGCAATAATGATGCAGGCTTCCGGCGTTCCAAAGCCCACCTTCGTAAAATCAGCTGTCCCTGTAGAACTTTCTGCTAGTGCCCTACCAACAACCGCAATCTTGACATCACCCGCCATGACTGATCTCCTTCGAAGCCTTAGCGTAGGAGGACAGCCCCAACTGCCCGAGGATGCGATCAACAATAGCGTCGTGGCCGCTCGGGAGCCTTTCAAACCTCACCGGGCCAGCTTGCAAGTCGTCGATGATTTCTTGGGAGCCACAGGCGCCGACAATCAAGGTATCGTCGTCATCGTCCAGCACGACGCAGTGCATTTTACTGTCCTTGACGGCCCGCATGATTGCGGCTTGGCCCTTCTTTGAGAGTGCTGCTTTGGGTGTTAGAGATTTAGCGACCAGAACATGCCCATACTGACACCACCTACGATCCATCAGCACGCCGCAGCTATCGGGTCGGTCTCGGTTTTCCAGGTCTGAGCCAATGCCGCGTATCCAGGAGCAGTTGTATTCCGCACACATCTTTGGCCGATCCGCGTAGATCGTGCAGCGAAAGCCAAGTTTGCAAAGATGCTGGCAAGGAATACGCGCAGGCTTGTCGATCTCCTTAACGGAAGGCCAGCGGCAACAAGCCGAGCATGTGCCGCACTTCCGAGGCATCAAACATTCTCCTGCCACTCGACACAGCCAAAATCTTGCTTTGTAAAGAAGCTCCCCTCACCGCTATCTCGCCCGCCAGCACGAGCGCGGATAACAGTCTCCCAGACAGGGACCTCGTTATCAATCCCTGCCTCGCCAAGTAAGGAACAGTGGCCCCATCCAGGCAAAGACTCGCTGTCTAGGCTGTCCCAGAACTTACATGAATTACAATGTAACTGTCTCATTAGCTCGCCGCTTCTGCCAGGCACTCTTGATCTTCGCCGTTAAAATCGGCACCGCCGAACATGATGACAATACACTCCCTTGGTGTGCCAAAGTTCGTCTTGGTAAAATCCGTAGACAGCCTGACGCCATCGGTAATCTCTGTGGGATGATCTTTTTCCATGGTTCAACTCACCTCTTTGGCGTTCGCTTGTATCATAAGTAGTCACGCAGGAACTCCACCAATACGGTACATGGTGAAGATTATCGACGGCGTTCTCGGGACTGCGGGCGGTATGACCACCGCGTCAGTGTTCTTCAACCCCATGCCTATAGCAGAGTTACTTACCCTCTGCATCATTCGTATCTTATCCCCGACACCTAGCTGAATAGTGATCGAGAGGATAACAACATCCGTAATATCAGAATCCTTGATGGTCAACTTGATGTTCGAGTTGGCCTCGTCTGCGAAACCAGAACCCCTGTCTACTTGCAGGAACAGGTCAAAGTCCGTCTTGACCGAACCCGAATCCTTCCCTACTTGAGGCTGGGGCGACACAAAGTACACTCCAGCCGTATCAATCGTGATTTCCCCTGGGTTCACCGTTGTCGAGTGAATAAGCCCGTTGATGGCATCCTGAACATTGTAGGTAATCACCGTTGGGTCCGTGTCCCCCGGAACCTGATCCACTGAACTGCTGAGCTGCGCATAGATCGTCTCGTCTACGATAACGGAAGCATGAAGCTCGTTCACCCCCGTCACGTTATTTGCGTCATCAACGATGACACCAGAACCTTGCAAGTTCTTACCGCTAACTCCATTAAAGCGAGTGATGGTGTTATCCACAGACGAGGCGGGACCGGACGCATCGCCGCCTCCCTGAGCCTGCCACACGACTCCGTTGAAGAACTCGACTTGATCCGTGTCGATGTTGTAGATCACCATTCTGGCAACAGGCGTCAGAGCGTCTCGCTGGACAGTCGTAAGCTGATTAAGCAGGAGAGCCTTGTCCGTGGCCTTTAAGTCGATAGAAGCATCTGCCGCTGGGGCCGTCAGCGCACCAACGCTTAATTGCTTCTGAACCGCCACATCTTGGTTGAACGTCCACGCCTTGGTGGTGTTTAGCCACAGGATGGTCTTATCGCTGCCTGTATCCCCAAAAAGGACTATCCCACCCCCATCGGCTGTAATGTCAGTTGGTGTACCAACGTTATCGAGTACAAGATTTTTATTTGAAACATTAAGGGCGCCCTCTACATCAAGTGTCGCCTGGAAGATCGCGTCATTCTCGACGAGCAAGCCGCCACTCAGAATTGTATCACCCGCAACAAGCAAGTTGCCGAAAACACTTAGTGTCTCGAATTGAGGGCTGTCTATGGTCCTAAGGGCTTGACCAAACTCTACCCCCTTCTCAGTAGAGTCTACTTGAACTACTTCTCCGCCATGCCCAGCGTATAGAGCGGCAGGGGTCAAAAACTCAACAGCAGCCATAATGTTTCTCCTAGTTAACGATGCAAATGCATTTCTATCCCTAACTCGCCGCTTCAGCAAGCCGTGCGTTCACTTCGATATTGGTGGCATAGAACGTCACGTCCCGATCACCAATCAGCATCAGGATATTGTCCAGCGTCTTCCGGAGCCGCAGCTTCTTGGCGTTGGTGTTGGCCGAATCATAATGCATCTTGAGTACATCTAATTCGGCCTCGTCCTCTGGCTCCAGTTTGAACTGAGCGATGATCGTGACACGAGAGAATCCCGTCGCGCCATCGGCCCATTCGCTGAGCGCCGCCTGGAATCCATGGGCGTTAATGCGTGGGCTTTCGATGCCACGCAGACGATCCAATAGGCTCATGCCATTACCTCCGTATTTACGTCGCCGTTGGACCCTGAGGCTGTGTAATGGTCCAGGCAGTGAAGCTCACCGTTGCACCCGACACAATGGCCACGGTATTGAAGATGAAGTCCGCGGACGCCGTGCCAGCCTCACCATCGATGTGGCTATTGAGAACCGTGTCAGCCACATTGGACGAGGAGCCTCGGCAGTAAAGGACGGTACCCGTATTGTCGGCCGACGCATCGTCTGTGATCGCAGCGGCAGTGGCCAGGGCACCAGGAGTGTCGTCGGTGGAGGCACCGAACGCGGTCGTAGAGCAAGTGGCAGAGAACAGAATCGTGCCAACGTCAGCCGCGTCCGGATCGACGGGCTGTGCACCGGTCCATCCCTGGATGACACCGCCGAGTGACCCTTCATCCATGAGATCCACCGAAGCGTCAATGCCCGCCTGAGCGAAGGCGATAGACACGTTCGTGTTCAACGCGAACATTTCGTCAATGCCAAGATGTAGCTGTTCATCCGGCCAGAATGTATCCTCGGGCGGAAGCGGGTCGGCGCCCTTGCCCACCTTGCCACGCTCGCGGACATTGCCCGCTGCACGTTCCTCTGCCTCGCCCGCGTACAACGGCCACCGGGCATCCTTCATGCCGTGACGCGTCACACGCGTACCGACCTTGGTCTGACCAACGACGGAGGTTCCGATCTTGCCGGGAATGTGATTGCCGTCTGGATCGATGGCCAACTTGTCGGCGAGGATCTTTTCGAATGTCTTCTGAGAGCGCGGAATGAACCGTTCCATCGCCTCCTTCTCGAACTCGGCTAGGCTATCTGGACCGAGACGTGCCTTGAACTTGGGAAGGAGATACTCGAATTCATCCTTGTAATCGGCCCGCTCCAGACTCTGCATGGCCCATTCGCGACCATAGATAGCTATTTCAGAATCCTTGTTCGAGAACCTGCTGGGCAGGCCAAAGTGCGAGGCCCAGACCTTTGCTGCTTCGTCAAGAGTCGCAGTGTCAAGATTACGTGCCATGATTTTGTTTCCTTGTTAACGCGGGTTGAGAATCACCGCCCGCGCCATGGCGAGCAAGAGACGGAAAAAGGGTAAAATTTGCATCTTTTTATGATGGGCACGTTACCACACTTCGGCCCAAAGATGCAAGCGAATTAAGTCAATTCTCGCCAGGACATTGAGCCCTCAACATTTGCGGCTGTCACTCCACCAATGGGCCGAACACACAATACAATTGTGTCCAAAGTTCCATCGATGGCAGATCCTAGAACCAGTGCACTTGGCATAACGCCACTATCCGATCCTCCATCTTTTCCAGACTCAAGATAGCCCCCAGCAAGTTCATCCCCACCAGTCACTGCATTCGCAGTAACGCCAAGGGCGGTTTGGACAGCGGAATTAGATAAATCACCGTAGGTAAATGTTCCAGCAACCGTTGGATTAAATAGCAAGATCCATTCAAGAAATTCAGAATTAGACTGAGTCTGCATCGCCATTCTGAGCATCTTAATAGTGGTGCCAATGAAATCCGCCTTGAGCCGAATGCCGACAACTGCATAGATGGTATTCTCCACCGCTGTTACGACCGCTGCCCCAGCCGTAGACTTGTAACGAACGATGCCGATGTCATCTGTTCCTCCCTCAGCGACCACGCTAGCACAGATGACTCGCATCGAGCAGACACCTGAATCGGCCGTCGTGGTAATTGCATATCTGAGCGGAAGATTTGGGGTACTAGCCCAAGGAATGATACCTGTGTTAGCAACTTCAGTTTTGTGGACGTAAACAATAGACCCGTCAATCTCGAAACCAAAGCGAACACGTCCAGCAGAGAGCCATTGAAAATCGATGACAAATATTTGCGACTTGGTTATATCCAGGATCACGCCAGAGGGATTGAATACATCGTCATCACCATCCATGGTGTCTATGTTCCATGCGGCTTGGGCCACAGAGGAATCTACCACGGACCCATTATCCTTGGATCTAGTGACGATGTTTATAGTTCCAGCGTTACTTTCGAAGAAGGCCCCATTATCATCATCGAACATGCCAAGTTGTCGCACGCATCCAGTCTTTATTCCACTGGCAAGTTCAAGGACAGTAGACATAAGAATCAATTGAGATTTACCCGGCTGGTAATTGAACCTGCGAAAAGTTTGCCTTATTCGAGTTCCAGCTGTAGCATCCGTGCTTGTCCAATCAATATAAGGCTTGTCCACGGTCGGTCCTGCAACCGCCATTGTGCCTGTTAGCACTTCGTCCCAGAATAAAGGCTGGTTGCTCCCGTGGAGTAGTTTACTGTCAAATTCGGTAAAGGGTTGCGAGACCCGAAATCTTCCAAAGGCATCAACTGACGGCCCATCATCGGAACTGACTAGGACTCTTTGAAGCTTTTTGCCTCCATCATCTCTGGAGGCATAAACTTCACCGGTACCATATGCGGGTCCAATAGACATATTATGTTTCGTTACACGTCACAACTAATTTATAGTAAACTGTTCCTGTGACGCCTGCGGGCGTCGCTCTTACGGATTGAGTGTTGGCTGCCCAAGTGACGGTCGACGGAGCACTCGCTGTTATTAGATTGTTAAGCGGCGGCTCAAAGACCGGAGCGGTGTTGACCGTTTGGATCTCGATCAGTACTGTGCCGGCTGAAGGGACAACAGGAATAGTGCCGGCTGCGTCACTGAAGAATTGCACTCCAGCAAAGCAATGCGGCTTAGTGATATCGAGTTCGCCCAGGGTAATGATTGACCCAACTGCAAACACCGCGCTCTCAATGAACGCAACCGTCTTATTTGCACCACGACGTGCTCCACCTGCCATTACACAAAGTGCCTTGGCACCTGTCCCACATAAATGGATAACGGTTCGATCACCGTGAATCCATCCGGGGCGATCTGAGATCCTGCTGGTACATCCACGACCACTGTACCCTGTACGGCAGCCGCGAAACTGCCATTGCTATCCTCCGCCCAGGCCTTGGCGGCACCGAAGGTATCGGAGGATGCCACAGCCCGCGCAAGTTCTTGGCCGTTGCCCCACATACGCACGCGACCATCTCCGGGCCGTATGGCAACGACCAAATCCATCAACAGCCCAACAGGCAACTCGACGGTATTGTCAAAGAGTGCTGTGGCCCCGTTAACCGTTCCATCTTCACCGGCATGGAAGCCAATAGTCTGATCACCGACCCACAAGGCGGCACCGATATCAGCACCGCTAAACTCAAACACCAGGCCTTTATGGACCCCGGCATTGGCTGTAATCTCAATGGCTGTACGGAATGTGATCGGAGACGTCCGTGAAGGGAAGATGGCACCTGTATCAATGTCCGCGACGGCCATAACGGTGCCACCGAAGATTTGATGCGTGCGGAACATCTCCGGGATACCAGCCAAAGACTGGCGCCGCCGGACGGCATGGTGGAAAACGACCCGACCTAAACCGTCATCCTGATGCTGTGCAAGGTGCATGATGCACGCTTACCCCCGATGCTGGGGCCTCTGAGTACCACGCGGAGGCTTGCGGCCTAGGAAGGCTTTATCGATAGGCGAACGCACCTCCAGCATCTTTGCAACGTCACTGGGTTTAGCGCCGGAATTACCCATGAACTTACTGGCGCGCATGGCACGGTTATAACGCAGCTTATTCTGCATCGCGATATAGTCCCGAATGCCAGCCGTGGCAGCATGAGGATTGGCAACGGTAAGGGCGTCGATCTTTGAGCATATCTCGTTGACCTTATCGCTGGAAATCTTCATCGCCTTGTCCGCGGCCTCTTTCACGCGGTCAGCATCGAGCATGGCTTCTTCATGAACCGCAAGTGAAGCCTGAAGGGCCTGCATCTCGGTCAATACCGGCGCTACGGCCTTTTCCGGGGCCTGTGTGGCGATCTCGGGAGCGACTGGTGTCACCGTAACCGTTTCACCTTGAGTCGCCTCCATGGCCACGACATCCGGTTCTACGGCATCGACCATCACATCGAATTCGCCGCCGGCCTGGACGTCTATTACCGCCTCGGAGGCTTCGGGGGCTTGTTCGGACTCGGAAAGTGCTTCGACATCATTGTCCTCCGTTGAATCGATGGCCTTGTACTCTTGGACCGATGCACGTGAGAAATCGGGCGCGGCATTGGTGACCTGTGTCCGGGACAAATCCGGCATCTGGGTCAATTTCTGCAACACGTCCATACGAGGCATGCCATCGCCGGTCCAATGACTGTCATTGGCAGGGTCCAGCTTTGCCAGGGCTTCTTTGATATTCATTTACCGCTCCTCGGTTTATAGAAAAGGGGTTGCGCCCTACATAGGCTGTGGCCAATCAGGAATAGCCAGCCACCACAACCCTCAAATAACGTCGCGATCCGCGCCGCCTCCTTACTCGGAGGCCGCAAGGGCGTCCGCGATAGCCTTCGCCAGCAATGCGACAAACGCATCAGCCTGAACGCCCGACTTGGCACTCAACGCAGAGACCTCGTCGATGTTCCAGACGCGATCCGTTGCAATGTCCCGGTGACTGGTGTGCTGCTTGTTCAGGGCATCGGCATTGGCTGCCATATTCGTCAGCAATTGAACCTGGACCGTCCGGAGATTGCCCAAATGATCCTGTGCCGCCTGCGCGGCACGCTGCATTTCGATGCCGACGAAATCGAACGTGCGCTTGGTGTTGGCATTCCACGAACGGGTCTGATCCAGAATCGCCGCCATGGTGGCTTCATCCGCTCCCACGTCGGTAATTTGGTCTTGCCGCGCAACAACCGAATCCCGCTCGAAGTCCGAAACCGTTCGCCGTGCTCCAATGCCCGATGCCGCTTCCGACGTCGCGCTCTCAGATACTGAGTCTTTCGCCATAGTTGTTCTCCATTTATTGAAATTACTCGTCACTAATCCACTTAGTAACGAGATCGTGAAACCGAACGCGCCTGCTTAGTCGTTGCCAAGCACGATGTATGAGATGTACAGTTCGCCGTCGATGGTAAGCACGCTGTCGTCGCCGGTGATGTCTGCAGCGTCGACCAAGATATTAAGGTTCAGTTCGAGCGAGCCGTCCGTATTGTCGTACATGACACCGGCTTCGCCATCTGTGCTAACACTGCGTGTGCGAGGAGAAACTTCAGCCGTCGCAGCAGCGATATCTACGACCTTGATGATATCTTCCATCGTGGTCGCGATGGGATCGGTATCATCGGTGCTCGGCGTTGTGCCGACACCATAATTGCCCTCCCACGTATCGACGAGATCGCCGTCTGAGCCGGAACCAGCGAACGTGAAGTATGAAGCCGCACCGAGGAACAGGATATTGCCCTCGGGGAAATCGCCAACAACGAGAGTGGCCCAGGCCGGTTGTCCGCCTGTATCCTCGGTCAAAGTGACTGTCTTGGCCTTGACCACGAACACATCACGCACAATAGGCGCAACAGACTTGTTCGCGGCATCGTGGGAGCGAGGCAATCCTTTTGCCATTTGTCTTTTCCTTATGGTTAGAGGTTGAGGCGAGAGAGGGGCAGCCTAGACCGCCGCCTCCCGAGGCCCCGACTTAAACCTATGCTTCCCGAGAAACCAATCTTGCGAACTTGATCATCTTCCGCTCGGGGTACACCCGATTCCAGGAAGTGGCCACGTTCAGTTGATTGGCACCTGTGCCGTTGCCCGGCCCACCGTTCGGGGCCGTGCCTGTGTAGGCATGCCCGACCGGGTGAAGCGACCATTGCTGACGGGAGTAAAGAATCTCCTGCCCGCCGCCGTTACCGGCGCCCGCGGCGCGGACGATCTCGGTCGGCACCTTCGGGGGACTAGAGCCAAGCCGCAAGAAGCCGGCACCAAACAGCCACGAGTCGTAAACATTCGAGGCGTTGGGCATGCCGTCATCGATCAACACCGACCGGCCAAGGAACGTGGGGATGTTGACCACACCGTTCGAGTCCGGAATGAAGTCGATCAGGTTGTTCTTCTGCATGCGGTTGTACACGACCGAATGAACCATGATCGCGACCAGGTCTTCCATCGAGTCGCCCATCGTAACGGCGGTGTCGAGGAACGCCTCGGCCGAGAAATTGGTCACGCCATCGACGAAGCTGGAACCAGAGATGTCGTTCTGGTAATCGCCAGAGTCGTTGGCAACGTTGTCCTTGATCACACCGTTCACGGTAGCGAGGACAATCGTTTGAAGGCGCCGGGTCCAATAGAAACCGACCCTGCCGATAATGGCATCGAGCGGATCTTCACCGGCCAGTACCGCGGACAGATCGGCACTCGACCAGGACTGGTTACGGTTCAAGCGAACCGCGATCTCTTGGTCGGTCTCGATTTTCTGCGGATTAGGAGAATCCGTTCCACCGGAGAAGCCAGCGGACGTCGAGGTATCAGTTGACACCCGATCCGCGTCGCTATCCAGATCACGGAATGACGGAACGTTGAAGGTGAGGCCCCCGCCGGCCAGCATCTCGTCAATGGCAGGATCGCGCACCGCAACACCTGAAGTGATGATGCGAGCCTTCTCCTCCGTCAACTGCTGAACGTAAGGGGTGAAGATTTCCGGCACTATGACGTCGGAAACTTGGGTGATGGGACCAGCGGCCATGGGAAAATCTCCTTTGCAGGCTGGCTATGGGATAAACCATCGCCGAGCACCATGGCCGGGTCTGGAGGGATTGGAGGCAAAATCAGACTGGCCCATGGCCATCTGATTTCGCACCTTATATACACGATCTTGCATCAAGATGCAAGTCTTTTCTAGAACAAAAAGGGAATTGGGTAATATTCTTGCGTTTTTACATCATTGGTCGATTTTGGTTGACTTGGAGCGATGGAAGGCTTATTTTTACATCATACCGAGGAGGAACCCAATGACCTTTACCGCCCCCACCACATACGCCGAGGCCAAGGCCCTGATGGGCAAGGACGTTGAGACCCCCATCGGCACGCTGCACTGCACAGGCGCCGGGCTGCACGGAGTCGCCGGCACACCCACGGAGGAATACAGCATCAATTTCCACAACGCCAAAGGCAACGTCGCGATCTCTTGGTCAAGCATCGATGGCTGGGTCACCCTGGCCGAGCAGAAGGCGCGGACCTGGAAGATCGGATACGACCGGCTGAGCACCGCAGCCCACAAGTTGCTTGACCTGGTCCTGGGCACCGAGCTTAAGGATATCCCGGTAGAGCGCCGCGCCAATGTTGACAAGCTCTTGCGGATCGCAAAGCGCCGGTTGATTAAGGCCGGCAAAATGACCCTCAAGACCTGCGCGCGCTGCGGCGGAGGAGGCAAGTTTAGCTACAACGAGATCGACGGGGACATGTGCTACGGCTGCGGCGGAAGCGGCAAGGTGCTTCCTACCACGACCGACGCCCTGCGCGTAGCGCGCAAGTAAGGAAAAGGCAATCATGATAACACCTATGAAACCCAACCGCGCATTTGAGGTTGCCAACTCGGGAGCAAAAACGGAAGCTCAGCGGGTGCAAGCAATTAAGGCGCTCAAACTGTTTGCTCGCCAAGCGCCGGAAGCAGCAGAAATCGCACAGGAAGCTTGGCGTAAACTTGCAAGGAGACTGCCATGAAGCTAAACAAAGAACGGAAATCGCGTCTAATCGACGACCTGATCCAGGTAGCCTTGGATATTTTGCATCACGATATTGACATAAATGACGACGCGGGCAAGTGGGAAATTGAAAGATTGCAAGAAGAATTCGGCGTAATCTTAGACGGCATGGAATAAAGGTTGGAGGACAGACCAATGACCTCTACCATCAAGGGAGATAATCAAATGCCCTGGTACATCATAACGGACTACCAAGACAACGGCGCTGTAGCGCAGCGCCAATACATCGAAGCCAAGAACCGCAAAGAGGCACGAGTGAAGGCCGGCGAAATGCCGACCCTCAATCGCGTAACGGAAAAAGCGCGACTCGACAAAGACGGACGACTCGTTTAGGCCTTAGCCTTCGGCGCCGGCTGTCTCCCGCCGATGGATGTACCGGCCGATGCTGCCATCCGTTCGGCCTTGGGCCTATCCTCGCGGATGGCCTTGCCCTGCTCCGTAAGGTTCCAATGCTCCTTTGACCACGGATTCTTGGCGAAGCCCGCCCCGCCAGTGCCACCGCCGGCACCGCCGCCCGTGGATGCCGGCCACCAATGCGGACGCTTCTCCTGCATCTCGGACAGCCAGATATCAGGGGCAATGCCCGGGGTCACACCGACCTGGTCACGGGTCAACACGAGGCCTTCGTCATTGATCTCGAACTGGCGCTCGGCATACATCAACACGTCGTCGATTGCCGTATCGATGACCTTGGAAGCTGTAGCCGCCGTGCGCACTGCATCGCCGATGGTGCGAATGGTGTTCGCCTGCTCGAAGCCCAGGATCTTCTCGTCCTTCTCTTCCCCGGCCTTTTTCAGATCCAAGTTCTCACGGTCAGAAGTCACCTTGGCCGCAACAATGCGAGCCTCGGCCGCGGCCTTGACCCCCGCTTCGAACTTCTCTTTGCCGTCTTTGCCGCCTTCGCCGGCCTCGGCCGCTGCACGCAACTCGGTCAGTTCGGCCAAGTCCGCATCGACCTTTTCCTTATCCATCTCGGCCCAAACGGCGACCTTCTTCTTGGACTCCTTGTGATCGGTGCGCTCCTTGCCGAGAGCAACGTTCAACTTGTCGACATCGGCCTTGGTGACAAGGCCATTGATGCCGGTAAGCTGCCACTTGCCCTCGACCTCGGTGTAGAGTTCGATATGCGCCTCGGGAACGTCCTCTTTCTTTTCGTACATTAGTTCGAGTGCCATGACTCTCTCCTTTTTTGACCCGGCCACGCCGAATCAGTTGCGCGCCTCATAGGCGCAAGGAACTGTGCATCATGCACAGTTCCAAATTAGATGCGTTTCCCCCAGTTGCCAGGGCCTTCGCCCTCGCAAACACTGGTCACCCACAACGAGTCATTGCCGTCAAGGATCACTTGGCCATTGACGCAAGTGCTTGACCACACCCTGGTAACAATCATTGGCACCGGCACACCCATGTAAACCTTATTTCCAAAGTGCGCTTGATACCCATCCTTGCGGACTCGCATCATATCCCGATTATGGGAAGCATGTTCATACCGTCGATTGATGCTTGCCGCATCATCGTCCGACAATTGGTACAGAACGGTATCACCTAATTGAATCATCTTTCACTCCTTTTGTTGGTGCCGCGCCGAGGAATCGAACCCCGATCTGCCTCCTTACAAGGGAGGGCTCTGCCTGTTGAGCTAACGCGGCATGTTGCTTTCAGCCTACATGCAAGCCTTAAATGTCGCCCGAAGGCAACATCAACAAGCATCCGATTTGTTCCGCCGAGCAATCCACTCTTCATACTCGGGGAACTGGCCTCGCTCCGTGAGGCCTGCGGTCGATCCGATCATGACCGGCTTGCGATAGAGCGGGTCACTGGGATGAATTCGGCCTCGCGTTAATAGTGCCTCGGCCTTTTGTAAATCGCTCATTTGATCTCCTCGGTTCGGTATAGTAGGAGTGCAGGAATTCTAGAAAACTGTGAATTCCTGCACTCCAAGTATAGCGGCCGGCAACCTAGCGCCGACCCCAGGCCCCAATGGCCACAAGTTACGAGATGTCGGCGAGTACCGAGCCGTCGATCTGTGACTGCCAGAACTTGGCAATGTTGTGCGCCGCTGGGTAAACCCGCGCACCAGTCGCCGTGAGAGACCCAAGGAGCACTTCTTCCATCGCCTCGGCGACAGTCGTAACCGTGCTGACCAGGGTCGTGATGCCCGTGCCCGCGTCGGTAATGTCCACGGCCGTCCCGGCCTCGGCCAATGCCTTGGTTGTGGCCAAGCTGAACGTGTCGGCACTGAGGCGAATGACCCAGTAATCCGTCCCGGAGGCACCATTCTCCAACGTGGCATTATCGGCCACCATCGTGCCGCCCGTGGAGGCCAAAGTGATGGCATCACCAAGCGTGGCATCGAGTGTACGAGCCACGATGCGCAGGATCGTGGTCGCCGCAACATCGGTGATAACGGCCTTAACGGAATCGTTTCGAGCCGTGTCCAGGTCGTAAGTCGTCGCCGCTGCAAGGATATCCCGATTGATCGCCGCCGCGAGATTGGCCATCGACTTGGCCGTGCCTACGGTCGTCGCCGCACCAACATCGATATCTCCGTCCGCCGCCGGAGTAGCGATGTATGTATACGCCTTGCCAGCGATGGTAATGGTATCGGTCGCAATGGGACTCGTACACACGAAGAAGGAGAAAGAGTGCACGGCCTCAACGAGACCAGCCGGAGCATCAGCGACATTGTTCATGACCTTGTACGGACCTGCGCCCGTTTGAAAGCCATGCGCCGTGGCAGTGCAGATATCGGACGCCGCAGCAGTGAAAACGGTCTTCGGCCCATAGGGGAGTAACGCTCCGCCCTTGGCCGTAATGAATAGTGCTTTGGTAGTCATGTCATTAGTCCTTTTCCTGTACAGGTTGGTGGATCACACCATGCGATCCAATATCACCGCCTGTCGATGCATCAACAGACGGCAAATTCTTATACCGCAACACCCGCCGCTTTAAACGCGGCCCCGTGCGCAGCGGCTAATTGCTCAAGGGTGAACAGTTTACCAGTTTGGTCGACGAATTTGTCGAGCGTCAATCCGCCATCCCGGAACAGCTTGCCGCGCGAAACGCCAAGCACGTCGTTTTGAAACTCGGACGTCTGCCGACCGAGGAATTCCTGATATGTGGTCTTGGCTGGCGCCCGTCCAGTCAAATCCCGCATACGCTTCTGGGCGAATGAATCAAATGGTCCCTTGTGCCCTCTGGGCAAATTGGCTCGATTGCCTTGTACCTTGAGTCCATTCTGACGGCTATACTCACGGACAAGTCCCTTTTGCGTAAATTGGCGAATGGGGCGGTTGCCTATGACCTCTGGGGTCAGTACAGCAACGCGCATTGAGCGGCATTGAAAATGAACCGGCGGAATTGGCCCTTTGCCAATCTCATAACGATTGCCGTCTAGGCTCATGCAAATATGCGTCGTGCGACTGTCCAATGTTGCAACGTACATTTCCTCTGTGAACAGGTCTTTGTTCTCAACGTAATAGAGTCGCTTGGCATGGTTGGCAATGCCGTTGACCGCAGTGCGGGTTACTGCTACAGCCTGTCGCCGTGTGATCTCTGTCACTCCGTTCACACCGCGAAGGCGCTTTGTGCCCACAATACGGCGGGCGATCTGCGGTCCGGTTTCTCCTTGGACCATTCCGATTCGAATTTGTTGCTCAATGCGGGTCAGGTCTGCACGTGCAATGGTGTCCGCCCATTGCTTCATCGTCTGACCTTCAAACGGCTTGCTCGTCACAATGGCCTTAAGGAAACTGGTTTGCGGGATCACTGTATCCAGGATCACCGGGACACTGCTCTTGAGCAATCCGTCCATGAAGCCCGGCTCCGCTACGGCCAAGTCCTGCATCTCTTTCACCCATAACGCAGTGACTTGCTTCCACGCTGTAATCCGGGTGCCCCGCAAGACCTTAATCAATCGTTGCATACGGATGACATCGGCCGGGGTATTAAGCCCACGGCGCCCAATTAGGCGACTTCTGATCTTGTCCGCCATGTCTTGCTCAGTTGCATCGAGCAGCGCAATGACGCGCTTACTGATCGATCCCGATAGACGCATGAGTCCAATCTGATGCCGGATCACGGAATCAAAGAATACCTCATTGAACGTGAGAACGCCGCCGGGTAACTGTTTGGTTGGGTCGATGGTCATTGGTTAGATAATGCCCAGTTCGGTGAGCCACGCGCACGTAGCTCTGGCGTTTATGTGCGTGATCCAAAGACCACCAGCATCGATCCATAACTGCCTGTGCTTTTCATAATCATCGATCAACAGATCGCCGGGCTGGCAAAACGTATGCTTATCCTTGGCGCGACACGTAATGATTTCAGTGTCCGGTGTCAAGTGCCGCTTGCACCATTCCCGTTTGTTGTCCTCTGCCTCTGCCTCGGCTACTGACGACGGGATGCCGGTCAGCACGATGGGCTTGTATGGATACAACCGATCCCAAAGCATGTCTAGGTCCGGCATTTGCGGGATGGACTGGTAAAAACCCTTATGCTCCCGCACCGCTTTCCAGTCCACTCCTCCTGGCCGCATTGGCACCTTGCCGAAGGTCTTAAGGTAATGCTTATCAAAGTCGGCCAGCACCCCGTCCATATCGACATAGATTTGCATTAGGCCTCCTTCTCCAATTCTCGGTCGGTTAATTCAAATTTAGCCTTTTCATCAACCAACGGCGACTCACCAGCCTCACGCTTAGCCTTTGCAGATGCCCGCGAAAAGTCGTGCTTGCCACGGACAAGTTGCCATTGACCGAAGATCAATTCGGTCTCGCCCGTGTGCTTACCGTCCACATTTGGCTTGTATGCCACGGCCCACCCCGTATTGTCGCCCGGCGCATAGATCTCAATGATGGACTTGATTGTCGGTTCGCCATCGAATAGAATCGTCCAATCAACGCTATGGATATCCTGTGGCATGTTCAAAGGCACACTTACAAACATACCTCGCGCCGCAAGCTTGGCCAATGTGACCGGCGACGTTAATACATTATGCATGATAGATTCAGCAACGCTTGGATGATCACTCATTGTCCTCGTCTTCCTCTTGGGCCTTAATATAAACGGCGATTTCCTCATCCGTCATTGGCCGGAAATCACTTATCCCTGCAGTCTCGCCCGCTGTTGAAATCGCAACATCAACCAAGGACGCTGGGATATCCTCCTTTATGGCCTTCCCACCGCCCACTGAAACAACAGCGTTAATTCCCGCTGCATCGCTTGTCAGGTATACGCTCAAACTTATGCGCATTCCTTCAGGCAACCTTACCATCTCAACTCTCCTTGTCATCTCGCCAATTGGCGATTCGCATACGGGCAGTCGCGCCTAGATTGATAAATCGATGCAGCCCATAATCATGGGCCACGATGCGTCCATTGAATCGCCCGAAATTACTGTACTTCAAGTCGGTGAAGAAGCATGGCATCTTTTCAGGGAAGGCGGACTCTTCCATCGGACGAGTCCGCGCCTGAATTAAGACTATACCACATGGGCTTATGTAATGGCAAGGGGCAAACCATTTCAGGGCGTCTTGTTCTGTATATTCTAGGTCGCTCCAGACCTGCCACTCTGCGACATTCTGAAACGAGTGGGTGGCGGTTTCGATCTTGACCACGAGCGATGGATCGGTGCCATGTACATACACGCCGCGGCCAATACCTCCACCGAGGAACTTGCCAGTCATGGTGCGGAAGAAATCAAGGGCAATAGTGCCAGAGAAGTAAGATGCTACTCCCGAGTCCTGCACTGACGGGCGCTTTATTGTGCCGTCACTCATCGTCACGTTCCGCCGCAAGGTCCGCCGCGTCTTGTGAACGGTTGAAGTCTGCATCCTTAGCACCTTCGATGAATGTCAAATCGAGTTCCTTTTCCTTTTCGATCTCTGCCAACTCTTCCTCGAAGTCCATGTCGGTTAGCTCCCGCTCATGCATGCGATCATGGATAGTGCGAAGGCTGAGCGGCGCACCCAACGCCTTGGCCGTCATCCATTCGTTAAGCGTCTTACCGTCCAAGCTGTCATCAGCAAAGTCCAAATTCGGAGTGACCTTGACCTTACTGTCATCCTGACCGAGCCAGCGCGCAGCCATCTTGAGCACTTGCTCTAGACCGAAGGCGCCAGCCAGCACAATTTGATTCAGCGTCGCCGTCCGCGCCGCCACACGAATCTTGAGAGCGTCTCCCGATTCCTTCTCCCGACTCACACTGTCGATTAACTGGCCTCCCTTTTCACTGGCCTGCCGATAATCATTCTCCAAGGCCTCACGCATCTCGGTAAGGCCTTCACTATTGACACCGATGTACTTGGCATCGTTGCCTGGCCCCGAGGGCAATTCGATGGACGCATTAGCCCCTGTGCGGAAGGTGGTTTCACCAGGAACGGCTCCCTCACCTCCCGTAGCGCCAAGCGCGCCGATGACAACTAACGTATCTTGTCCTTGCATGAACAGGGCTTGCCGATAATCGGCCTCCCCGCGATAGATTGTAAGGGCAAGACGGCCTAGGCCCAAGAGGGGCGGCGCGTCTGGCTCCGGGATGATGTCCTTGGCATTGATAAACACAAACGGAATCTCGTCCAGCGTTTTACCGCCGATGGATGGAATCACCAAATCCAGCGCATTGAAGTTTGCAGAGTTTTCATCGAACATGCCAGTCGCATACACCCCTGCCGCCTCATTGAGCGTAGGGTCACCAAGAATGAGAGCGCGGTACTTCTTTTTGAACTCCCATTCAAAATTGGCGATTCTTTCATGCTCCGACTCATCGAGGATGACCAAGTTCAGGATTTGCCGAAGGGGCATCCCAACTTTGCCGTCGTCCCAATTCAGGATCGTTGCAGCTTGGTAAGTAGCGATATAAGGCAACGTGCCGACCGGCGATTGGTCCGCCACATCCAGGAGCAACCCCATGCGTCCAGTGATTAACTGTTGCTCGTTGATACGCTGCAAGAGCATTTCGAGAGACTCGCCGAACAGCGTCACGCTTTCCAGCATAGGCTCCATCGGCTTTGGCAACTCGATGACCGGTGGCTTGTGATGCATCACACCGAGCATAGCCTCAACCGCGTCCTTGACACTGTTCGGGAACACAGCACGCTCCCTGTAAGCGTCATATGCCGCCTTGCCTGGCTGGCCTTTATTCATACCGTCCGCCTTTTGACCGGACGTCACTGGAAGGTAAAGTTGTCCCTGATCCTTGATCTTGCGTTCGCCCTCGTGGACGTCCGCCATCAAGTTCCAATCGGGAAGGGCCTTGGTGTAACTGGGATGTTTTGAATCGAGTGCCATCGTTACCTCGGAATACGGAGATTAAGCATTAATCTACCTAAGTTCATAACACAGTTCTTTAGAAAAGGCAAACAATTTTACAGCAAAATAAGCTGATTGGAATTATGCAAACGCGCTTGTTTGCTCAATCGTTGAGCTTCTTTAAGCCGACGATTGAATTCTGGGTCTTGACGCAGCTTTTTCATCCTTTGTGACCGTTGTTTCCGAATCTTAGGATCGGCATTGTTCTTTGCAAGAACTTTTTCCATCTTTTCTCGATGACCTGGTTTTGCCCACGCAGCCATACATGCTTTCCTCTGACTCTCTCGATATTCTTCGGTTCCATTTCTGTAAGCATGATGTTTCTTCACTGCGGATTGAAGATTCGGATGGATTGCTTTACCCCTGTTCGCTGATCCAATTCGATATCGCACTTCCTCGCTTGGATCACCCCCAGTCGATCCCCCACGAACTGTATTGTACTCCGAAGGACTCCGAGTGCCAAAGGACTGAATGAAATAATCCTCTAAGGCAAATATTAAATCTCTTGGGCCAACTAGCAAAGTCCTAACAGTAAAGTTTTCGGCCCCGTACTTACGCATAGCATTTTGAAGATATGATCCATCACCGCGCGGATTGGTCCGTTTGGAATCAGACACATGACCACTGAAGCGGCGAGCAATGGTGTTTTTTGTAGCCCCAATATATTGTTTCCCCTCTGGGCCTGTAATGATGTAAAGTTCTGCCATTTAATACATCCCGAGATGGCGACCCGATTTGGCGTATTGCCCAGCAAAGCGTACGCGGTAGCGCGTTTCATCGCAGACATGGTCCTCGGCATTTTTGTCGACTAGGTCCATGTCCTTTTCATCACGCGGCAGATTCGGCACAGTGCGCATGAACTGAATGCACTCCTCACAAACGAACAAACCCGGCAACTCGCGCGGCCGTCCCTTTTTCGGATGCGCATGCTTGATCATCTTGCGCATATGCTCCAGTCCATTCTTGACCGAGCCAGCCGTCTTATCGGCTCTCGTCCAGGCAATCCCGGAATACATCAAATTACCAATACGTACGGGCCGCGACATGTCAATGGCGATGCTCACCCCATTCTCAACATTGTGGATAGCGTTATCCGCTGGGCCTGATTGGACGCGTGCCCTCTTGATCGTACGCAAACCCCACATTAGCTCACGCTCTACAATGCCGGCTGCCACTTCAACGGCCAGCATGCGCTTGCCTTGGTTCGGGCGCCCTGACCAGCCATACCACTCATGAATGCGAAATAGATCCCCGCGGACCGTGCTGCGCATCTTGCCATCCTTGAACAGCAAATCGCTCCCGTTGGACTCAGCCCACCAGCCAACCGAAAAAGGCGCACTCGATCCCCAATCAAAGGATCGGTCGATGCGCCAACCATTGGGCACCTCGAACGCAGGCACAATGTTATGTGCCGCTACCCACACATCATCGAACATGCCACCGGCCACAATATCCCATGACCCATGGAGCCATGCTTCAGCCATGGCAGGGTTGTTCGCTGATGCAATAATCGTTTGCTTGTAATTTGGATCTTCCTTGAGCAGAATCTTATTCTCATCAAGGTAACTGTATATGGAGCAGCGCGATGGATACAAACGACCCTCGGGGTCCGTTGCATCGTCGATGTAAATGGATTTCCACCACTGTCCATATAGGCGGTAGCGCTCTTTAACCCAATTGTGGCCTGTCCCATAAGGATTCGTCGTTGCGCGAATCATACGAGGCAAGCCGGGCGTCGACGACCGGCAACACGCAAACATCTGCGTAAAACAAGAGTCATCGGCCCAGTTACATAGCTCCTCCCAGCCAATGAATGGATACTCATGGCCCAAGAGGGCAAGGGCGTCGGTAGTCCGGTTCATGTGGCGGAACATGAGCATCTCGCCAGTATCCCACTCCCATTGCATCTTTGTTTTATTGAACTTGGCGCGATTGCCAAATACCTGCCGGAACCACTTCTCCGACTTGGCTTGGACGTCCGCAAGCTGGGGGTAGGTCTGCCGGAAAATGATGCCACGCCATGCAGCGCCGAAGCCCCTATCTACATATTGGGCATAGCTCATCAATAATGCATCGGTTTTACCGCCACCACGCGTGCCATGAATCAAACACTCAAACACGGTACATGCCATGAAGTCGTTTTGTGATCCATCCTGCGGAGCCCAGATGATGTCCAGCCCCATATCAGTTTGAATCGGAACGCGCGCCTCTTGCTTAACGGCTTCCTTGTAGCGCGCCGCGTACTCAACCTCCTCCTCATCGGACGGAGTATGTACGCCTATGGCCTCAGTCATCGTTCTGGGCTTCCTCAACGACATCGGCAAATGCAGTAAATAGGAGAGCGGCCCGTGCACAATCCGGCCCTATCTCACCTTCGTCCATCGGGTAGCCGGCTATTTTGGCAAAGATCGAAAACTCCTCCAGCCGCTTGGCCAATGATAGGAACAAGTTGGGATTGGCCATATGGTACTCAAAGGTCTGCTCGGGGGTCATGGTAGCCATGTTCGAAAGACCCTGAATATTGGAATAATCCAATTCGAACAACCCACCACTGAACGATCATAGACGACAACCCCAAGTGCATCTCGGCCTTGACGCTGGCGCATCATGCTTTCCCCTGTTGTTAAAACATCATCGACAATCAAAACCTTACCAATCGTGCAAAACTGCATTAAGGCCTCCGCTAGTTTTAAACCTCCTCGCGGAACACCTTCAACGTGGCCAAAGCAAATATGTGAATCAATGATTTTAGCCAGGGTTTTCCAGTCCTCATCGATGAAAGCATCGCAGTCAATCTTCCAAGGGAGTTCTTGCCCAGACGAATTTATGAAATCACCGTCTTTGAACAACGCCTTAGAATCCACGTTCCTCAACCTCCGCATCTTCGGCGATGATCTCCATCACCTTTGCCGCATCCCGTAAATCGGTGACGATGCTCGCCGGCCACTTGATCCGCTCGGCGTGGATCGATAGCTCCTTGAGCCGGCGTCCCAAAGGCCGACACTCGGCCGCGGACGTGCCTTCAAAGTCCTTACGGGCCATCGATCACAAATCCTCCTAACCGTGCAGCGGTACGCAACCGCCGTCGTACCAGCGCTGCCAGTCTCCGGCCTCAGCGACCTCGACCAAACCCCGGTCGTCGTCGGGGTGCTGATCCTGGAATTTGCGGAAATCCGCGTCCACGTCGTCCCACCAGTGAGCCATGCTCAACTCCGCCCCATTGGATTGCCATGGATATCCGGAAACAGATGGTCGATGCTTCGTGCCGTTTTGAAATCCGGCATCACGATCAACTCCCGGCCATCGACTAAATTAATGATCCCAGGGCGCTGTCCATGACCACAGCATGAGCCAATGGTTTGCAACCCGCCACAGTTTAGGGCCTGGACGAGCGGCGCAATACATGGGTCTACCGACGCATGTGTACGACCATCTGATCTTGGCTCGAAGAGCCGTATCTGCGTTGCTTCAATTCCATGCTCACACATTGTTCAAACTCTGATTTTTGCTCAATCCAACATCGGTGTGCCATTAAGCGTCTCACACCATCCTAAATCGTAATGAGCCCGCAAACCAATGAGATCAAAACCATCGACTTTGCAGAACGGGCAAATCACACTTGCGCCATCCAATTCTGCCAATCGTTCAGCGTAAGTCGGCGAAGTTTCAATCTCATAATTTAATAAATCACTCATCATGGTTTGTTCTCGGTGTCACGCTCGATCATGTCCGCTTCCATGTCCGGTTGCGTGGTATAACTCAACGAACAACAGCCTTGCCAGCCTTACGAGCGGCGACGTCCGCGGCACGGTCGGGCAGCACGACCTCCTTGGCCACATTGGCCGAGGCATCCTCGCCAGGCTTCTCCGCATCAGCCTGCATAGGATTCTGTCGCTCCTCGTTCTTGCGTGCTTGATCCGCAACCCATTCAGCTGGCGTCATAGCCGCCGGAACCACAAGGACGCCGCCGCCGCCCGTAAGGTTGACCTCTTGCTTGTCCCTGTATCCTGCATCGATACGCTTTAGCTCCATGGCGATCAAGGGCACAGGGAATTCACGCTTCTCCTCGTAGACTACACCTTCCTTGGTCGCCCTCATGATGGGATTGCCTTTGAAGGCTAGATCCCCAATCGCATGCTCAACGAACTTATCCCGATACGCCGCCTGAGCCTCATCATAGGCATGAGCGAAATTTGGGTCGTTTTTGCAATGGAGGGTAACAGTGATGACGCTTACGCCGGCAGCCGTGGCCGCATGCTTCTTGCGATTATGCTCAGCGTATTCCGCGAGGAAGATTTCCTTTGCAGCATCGTCGAACTTGATGCTTCCAGCCTGTAGCTTGCGGCGCCAATTCGTTTGATCAGCAACCGGATTGGCCTTTGGTGCAGGAGATCGCCGCGGCTTGCCCGTGGACGCAGTGATCTCACCTGCCTTGACCTTATGATGCTTCTTCCGAGGTATTTTGGTTGGCTTGCCCATGGCACTCCGCCCGTGGTCAACGTCCATGACGCCGAAAGAGCCATCGCGCGGTTGTCGAGCCATGCTCAGGCGCGCACGCGAGGCTGATGA